TTTTACATTTTGGTATAAAATAAGGTAAATTTTAGCGGCAGTTTTTTATATGTTTATACTATGTTTTTTTATTCATGTACAAAAAAATAGGCCCTCTCACGAGGGCCTTATATTTATACCTAGCTTTTTAACTTATTTGAAAGCCATAAATACTCCAAGTCCGACAAGTAATATTTTGAGCTCCTTATTCTGCTTTTTCATCTCCGCTATCTTTTGATCCTGCTCCTTTTTCCATGTTAGCAATAATTGATTGGCATCTTGCAAGTCTTTCTCGGCTGTCTTGGATGATGTCATTGCTTCTTGCGTTTGCTCTTTGAGCGTCGCTAATTGCGTTTTCAGCACTTGCGTTTGCTCTTGAGATGTTGTCAGCTGTTCCTGCGCTATCGTTAACGCCCTGTCCGATTCTTCCGAGTTCGTCGCTAGTTGCTCGTTGTTCTTCTGCAGCTCTGTTAATTCGATTTTCAACGTTTGTAAATTCTGCTTTTCCGCCTGATTCATTTCCGCTGAGCACATACCAGGCAAGCAAAACAGCAATAATGGTACAACCAATAGCAATAAGCATAGTTTTTTTGTCTTCATTCACTTTATACCCACCTTTCAATAACATTTTAAAACGTACATTATACAAAAATCATTGATTCTCCAAATACCATAAAGCCTTTCCACGTATTACATCACCACCGGATTTCATTTCTCCATCAGAATCAGGCAAGTACCACAAATCCCATCTAGTTTCTGGATCACCCGAACATGGCCCATATCCATCCAACCACGCTGCTTCGCAATGTGTCATAACAACATCTTTGTTAATGTCCAGCTCCAAACCTTCACATAAAGTCTTAACAACTTTAGCAAGAGTTTCAATTTGTTCTTCGGTCGGTGGTTCATCCCCAAAATCAGTATCATAGCCGCTATTTGCTTGTGCTCCTACGCAACAACAAATAGCTATTCCAATTGCACGACTATTTCTGTGCCAAGTATGTGTTAACTTTGTAGTCAAATCATCTACACTAGCATAAATCAAACCATCACCTGTAATATTTATGTGGTAATCGTCAAACGTTTGATTGTAGTATCCTGCAGTCCAATGCAGATAAATCTTATCTATTTCTCCTTTAGCATCTCTGGCCATATTTCTAATACCATCCAAAGTTATTTCGTTCATTTTATATCACTCCCCAATGGCTTTCCAGCCTCTTTATCCGGCGTATTGTATTTACTATTAATCAACTTATTTGCTATTTGCGTAGCTGCACTACCGCCACCAGTCATAGTGGCAAATGTTTCATAGTTTCCCCATGTCTGTCCCTTATATATCAAGTAGACGCTACCAATTAAAAAAGCTATAAATCCAACTAAGGCGAAAAGCCGTGTAAGTGAATACCTTCCTCCTTCTTTTAAAACGTCAAGCATATTAATCCCCCCCCCTATTATTCTTGCTTAACCGGTTCTTGTTCTTCCTCAGCTTTAGTCTCTGTCACATCAGGTGGTTTCTTAAAAATTCTTATAACACTATTCTTTTCTAACGCTGCCATGAGCTTTGTAACCAAATCCATAGCCGTATCTTCTGTACCAATATCTATAGTCGGTACCTCTACTGGACTATCAACATTTGCCTCTTCCTCATAAGCATTTGTATTGGCCTTGTCTACACATAAATCATAGAGTTTTACCTCTACTGCATTTAATGGTTTTGGTAACTTTTCTACATCACCACCAACTGCTAAAAACAATAAATACGCATCTTTTCTTTCCAATAATTCAAAATTCATGAACATCACAACCTTTCATTAGTTTTCTATTGGCTTTGTAGGTAAAGCCTTAACCTTTTTATAAATATCGTCCATAACTCCGTTTTGACCGAGGTTATGATACGATTGATAACATGCTTCAAAACTATCTTTTGCATAAATCGGCATATAATGTTTCTCTTCGTAGTATTGACTGTATTGCTGTATCATTCTGTCACGCAAAACAGCCTGTAAACCTGCCCTTAAAGCATCTTTTTCTTTACTTTGTTTGGCATAATAACCTACTAAAAATGACACTATCATACCAAATAAAACTTTTATTGCATTATCCATTAAGCTGTCCACCGCAGCACCCCCAACAAAATAGCCGGCAGCTTTTAGCCACCGGCAAATCATATTTAGAAATTTGTTATTTATGCCTTCTGTCTTTTATTTTTCCTGCCAACACTAGTTATAACATCAGTCTTTTACATACTTTCTATATCTTTGTACCCCTAATTTGGCAAGCTGCACCTTTTTGCTGTCTATATTATCTAAATACTGTCTTTTTTGTTCAGGAGATAAATTTTTATTCATAATTACCGTTGTGGAAGCTTTGTTTAGCTCTCCTAGCTTTTTATTAAGACTATTTGCCTGTTTAACATAAAAAGCAGGATGACCTTTTATACCATTAGCTGAATGTTCTTTGGAAATCTCGTTGTAAATTGCATACCATTCTTCAACACTCTTAGAACGTTTGCCTTCGGTGAAAGTAAAGCCCTTTATACCTGGTTGCTCACTCCATAATTTTTCTGCTTTTGTATATTCAGTACCAAACAAATTATCCATTGACTGAGCCACAAACGCACCTGCAGTACCAAAATACCCTTTTATTGTATTGTCCCATTTTTCCGGTGAAGTATTCGTGTTTCTTCCCAAGAATTTAGCAAACTCAGTAGTGTAAATATTGTATTGCTTATCATCAGGAAGATTTTGCTCTCTTCGCCCAACAACTGCCTTCCCTGTAAAGAAACTGTAGTTTGTTTTCCATTCAAGCAGAGGCAATACAAGTGTTGGCAGAACATTTGGGGATAGTACATCAAGCATATACTTAGCCCAATCTGCTACTGCTTTAGGATCATTGTTTGCACAAGCATCCAAAAAGCGTTCCATTCCACTTCCAAAAAGAACTCCTGCCTCTTGTGGTTTAGGCAGCCTAAATATAGTATCTCCTACCTTCCACACCCAAGAGCCATTCTTTACATCATCCGGTAACTCTTTATACCAATCTTTATCATAGTTCATAGCCCACAACATAAGGCTTGGAAGCATAATGTATTTAGCAAGAGCTATGGTAGTTTTTCTTGGATTGTAGCGTAGCAACCGGTACATTTTGTCACTGCCCTGAATACATGCGTTAAAAAATGGTACCGCAGAATTAACTTTGCGCCCATATATACCAGACCGTCCAAAATCAAGAGTAAGTTCTTTGGCAAGGAAACCTGCTTCCTCTATAGATAAACCTTGCTTTCTTGCCCTCATAAATTCGCCCATACGAGTCCCACTTTCAGCTAGTTCCGAAGCATCTTGAACTGCCTCATACAGAGTACTTACAAGCTTTTTTATAGGCACTGCACGCCAGCTCTTATCTCCACCTGCCATTTTATCAAGAGTCAAAGCTGCACTTCTGCGATTTGAACCAACAAAGTTTGACATAGGCACACCTGCGGCTTTAAATTCTTCCACGAGCTGTTTATCATGTTTTAACGCCCACATACCTTTTGCACTATCAATTACTGGGACAAACCCAGTCTTGCTACTTATACCGGCAAAAATAGTATCACGCACTAGATTGCGAACAATAAAATCAGGCGAAATCGTTGCCCCTGTTCGCAATGCTTGTGCTGTAGACTTAAATAAACTACTAACAATTGTTGCCGGTGCCTCTGTATACCCGGCTAACGCTCCGTAAAATTCCGGATCTGTCTTAAAAGCTTGTTTTTCTCCATTAACCATAACAGTAAAAATACTATTATTAGGATCAGAACTTGTCGCCTCTACCCTCATAGCAAACTTTCCTGCCTTATTATCTTCAGATAGGTCAACAAAAATCTGTGCTACTTTATTACGTTCTGCCTTATCGCATATTGCGAACAAATTTTTAATCGTTGATTCCAGAGGATCTATTACCTTTCTCTCACTACCAAATTTTGTAATACGTTTGAGAAAAGTAGTGACATTCACGACTCCTTTGCCACCCAGTGCCCCCATGAACTTATCAAAGGCTGCAGTGTCACTAAAATCACGAAGCATCGGAGCATAATGGCTATATTTTTCGTTCAGCATAGTATGCGTTTCATGGCTTATAAGACCTGCATCTTCTGCAATGACCAACATGTTATCATTGAACTTATAATAAGCATCTGCTGCCCTTTGGAACTCTTCAGGAGCATTCTCTACGATTGCTCTAGCATCAGAATTAGATATTGGCCCCTTATATTCCGGAACACTATTCCATTCCTTTAGCTCCTTTTCCAAAGCTTCTAATTTACTTTCTCGTTCTTTTTCTGTGGACCTCAAATCTTTTCTAGTTGCAGACATTTCCTTGACTAAGCGGTTAATATTTTGCCGTTTGGCATCTTGAAGTTCTAGCAATCTAGCTGACATTAGGTAAGTAGAAAGCACATCATGAGAATTCTTAAAGCCGCCACGTTTGAAATATTCAGCATATTTACTTTTCATTTCCTTGTCCGGAATAATCTCAAAAACAGACTGTAACGTAACGTCATTTTTCAACTTTGCATCAGTTTTCATTGTCTGATTTATAGCCTTAATAACCTCTTTGGGATTTTCGCCCGAAACAAGCATGTTTGCGCGGCCTATGGCAAAGCTATTAGCCATCCTAGCCTGCTTATAAACATCATGCTCATAATCAAGTTTTTCACCGGCAATAATTTCAATTTGTTTCTGCAACTTATTAATAGGTTCTAAGCTATCTATCCAATTTTTATAAAAATCTTTTTTCACGTCCATAATTCGTTGTTTAATGGGTGCCTTAGGATTATGAGAAACAGCAGCATTTCCTCTAGCTTCCGGTGTATCAAGTTTTTCTTCTTTATCTTTACCTGTATCACCAGTTGAGAGCTTTTTGATGAACTCACCAGCAGCAGATTTAACAGAATAGGAAACATCAGTAGCGGAATCCTTCTTCTCCTCATAATTGACAGCCTGATTTTTTTGTGGTAATCTTTGCTCAACGGAAGAAGGACTATCAATAGCGGTTTTAGACGTATCCAGAAGGGCGACATCATTGTCGTCATGATGTTTATTGATGGCCTTCTTCCAGATTGTTTTTATAGATAAAGTCTTACTTGCATCTCTAACAACCTCAACCGCCGTGTAATAATTATTGCCTGTATTTTGCACAAATCTTATAGAAGGCTCGCCGTTATTTGTCGGCGTGCCTTTTTCGATTTTATTAGGATTTTTAATGGCATAAATAGCTTCAACTATTTCCTCTTTACTAAGGCCTATTTGACCAGCCTGTTTTTCATTGCCAATCCCATGTCTTTTTTCAATATGCCTTACATCATTACTTTTCCAAACATGTTCATAACCTTCTACATCAAGTCCAGTAGAAGTCCTAATTACTTTTGCCTCACTAACACTAACTTTTCCTAATTTTAATCTTAATTTCTTACCAGGATTTGCTAATACCACGTTCACATAATCAGCAATACTCTTCTTACTAACATTGAATTTGGGTCCACTATTTTCGTCATAATAGGGTCTAGCATCAGTAGCAGTTGTTGCAAATTTTGCAACAACTGTATCTCTTGGTTTTTTAATGTTTTTATTTTCCTGACCTTTGTCTGCAGTAGATATCTCTTTGATTTGCTGTGTATCAAATACTCCATACTCACTTGCATGATCATATTCTTTGCCCATGTCAGCTATAATGCCGTCATATCCCATTTGTTGCAAAGCCCTTATATGTTTGTTATATTCTTTTACCGGATTTTCAACAGAGCTTAGAATGGTAACTTTCATCAAGCGACTATTCCCAATTTCACTCCAATGCCTCATCTTATCCGTAAACTCGTTATAAGAAGCAAATTCTTTCTTTAAACCTGGCAATGTCCAAAGGTTTTGCATGTCTTTATCAGACAAATTACGCAAGTCTAAGGGCTGTTGCATTATCAGATTAGCCTGCTTTACAACGCCTTTTTGTCCTTTTTCTTGAATAAAAGACGATTTTTTACTGTCCAACTTCTCATAACTGAAACTATCGGCAGCCTTTTTACTATCCGTAAACCATACAAGACCTTGTTCCCCATTATTAGTACGCTCTTTTTCATTAATATCGTAGCTATCGAAAGACTTAGGAGTACCGTGGAAGAATATTAAAGGCTTACCATTTTCATCCGATAATGTGTGATAAAATTTTTCATTTGCAGAATCATTACTTTTTGGAACAACAGAATACTTCTCTGGATATTTTAACTGCAACTTGACAAGATCACTTTCACTTAGTATACTTTTCTTAGATAAAGCACTCTTGAGTGCAAGTCCCACAGAGGTATCTCCTCTGATGGCTTGTGCCCATGTAGTGCTTTTTTCTTTGTCCGCATATAAAAGATTGCCATTATCGAATTGTGCTGTAAACCACTTATAAAATGGCATAGTTTTATTTTTAATATCTGTTCTTCCGTAAGCACTATTGATGATGTTTATAATTCCATGTTTTTTATCAATCTTTTCCAATTCTACAGGCACAACGACCGTAGCACCATTATCATCTGTTAGTTCTAACACAAACATAAATTTATTTGACTTATTAGTTTTAAATATCATAAGAGGCTCTGTCATTGCCTTTGGTAATTTATTTAATATGTTTATACTCATTCCACCATGCTTAGGTGCCAGTACGTGATTAAAAAAACTACCATAGACTTGTAAATTGAGTTGATTTGCTCCAATTAAATTCAATACTAATGGCATTTTCATGAAATCATAAAGTTTACCATCATTTTCTTTTTTCCACAAATTCTTATCAGAAATATCATATTCGTGAATAAGTTTTTTCCACTTACCCATGTCCACATGCAATTGCTCAGCACCAAGCCTATGTTCAATATTAAATACTTCTCCACTTGCAACTTGTTTATAGTACTTTTCAAGTTCAAGCCTGCTCTTAGCTTCTGCACTACCAAAATAAGTTTTTACTTGATTAATAATGTCTTGAATCTTACGCCATAGCTTACCTAAACGACCTTTACCTTGTTTTTGCCAGTCACGATAAGCATTGCATTGAGCTTCTTTCCCGGGTAAAAGTCTATCCATATCGGCATTTTCTTTTGGCGTGAAGGCTATTTTTTTAGCAAATTCCATAACCTCATGGTCAATAGTGCCCTTTTCGCTATCTCTAGTAAGCTGCATTAGTCCATCAATACCTATAGTCCGCATGCTCCCCTGCAACTGTTCATTGCTTGTAACAGGTATACCATGTTCTTTGCTTGCTCTTTCTCTGTCCTCTGCAGTAGCAACTATTCCGTTTACAAGGTCAATAGTCATTTTAGAACCATTTGGCAATTCAAAACTTACGCTATTACCATTTGAAACAATGTTTTTTGCTGTAGGAAAACTCTCCTTAGCTGCTTGAACAAGTTCATTATCCGTCATAATAATACTGTTAGACCCAGGCTGTTTTACAGAATATAGTTCAATCCCTTTATCCGTTTCTTTTTGTTCAATAACATCAAATAGTTTTTGGAATTTATCATTAATTTTTACAGATTCTTCTTTTGTTGGATATGGATATCTATCATCTTTTCCTACTACTTCAAAAGCTTCCAAATCTTGGATGTTGGCCAAGTAGTCGTTTGAGTAGCCTGTTTCATTCATTTTATCATTTACGAACTTTTCAAAAGCTCTTGCTCCCAATTCTGTCGGCGTTATCCAATAAGCAGAAGTCATATTTTTTGAACGATTGTACATACCAGAATATCTGATTTCCTTTTCTAATTCTTCAAAGGCAAGAACAACAGGCTTCCTTATTTTTTCAAACATCTTTTTACTGTTAACCATACCAGTTACAAAATTGGTTGGATTATGCCGCTCCTGTTGAGCTATAGCATTATCAAACGCATGCCACCACTCGTGTGCAAGGCTGCCTGCTCCATTATTTTTCGTTAGGTTGATAACAACTTTTGTAGGTTCATAATGAGCGGCTGCACTGCCACTCCCACGAGCACCAAATGCCAAGCCTAATGAACCATTCAATGATAAAGCTCTGGTATCAACACCAATAATATTTGCCAAATCCATTAAAGAATCAAATGCCCTGTTTAAATCATTTTGCCTACGTGCATTTTCGACATAGTTTCCAAACTCAATACCTCTAAACCCAAAAGTATCAGATAACATCTTGGGTGATATATCTTTCCCTTTTCGCCAATCATTACCTATTCTTGGAGCATTTTCTGCTTTTCGTTCACTAGGAACATATTTATATTCATCTACTTTTTTCTCTAGCTCAGATGTATTGTTAGTCCTATAACTCAACGCTTCTTGGGCCGTAGTAAATGGCCCTGCCAAATCCACGGTCTTACCACCTATCTTTTTCCCAACATAAAACCCTTTTTTGCCACCACGGACAGAAGAATAGGCAATATAATTATTTTTTTTAGCACTGGCCACACCTTCATATTCTAAAAACAGCGGTATTTTGGGAATTGCCTTTTTTAATGCAGTCTCATAATCCGCTGCAAAAGAAACTGTTTTGCTAGCATAGCTAAATATCTTGCCGTCTTTTCCCTTAGGAGAATAATATACTTCCCAAACAGGCTTTTCAGGATTCCACTTTTGCCCGGCAATAACACTTACCCCATTATTATGTTTTCGGATGCCAAATTTTTTCAAAGAATTATCATGCCCTAATTCAGTATATAAATCATACTGAAAACGCATTTCCCTGCCTAATGCGGTATCTAAATTCAAATTTTCTAAAATATCACTAGGAGATATTTCTCCATTCATCAGTTGGCGAGCTTCTTCCCGCATAAAAGTTGTCGCTTCTGCCCAAATTTCCAAGCTTCTTTGCGCACTATATTTTGTCCCTCTAGGTTTATTGGGAATGATATCTCTTAGCGAACGGATCATTGACACAGTATCCTTTGGCATTCCATTTTCCAATGCCTTCTTATAATTCAGTTCTGGAAATACCTTGGCTAAGCTAGAGTTTGCAACATCTGCATCCGGTATAGCATCCATTGATTGACGGTATAATTTCCACAAATCCTTTTTAGCCCCACCGATTTTTTCGCCAAAGTCCTCAATACGTTCTGCTGCCTTTTGTGGCATAGAAATACCGCTCTCGTTTTTCTCGGAGCGGTTATTTTTTGTGCTATTTTTTTCAGTTACTTCTTTTTGTTGTACGGAAGGTCGCTCATCTTGAATGGTTTGCTTGTCTTGTTGAGAAGTTTCATTGCTTCCGTACTTACCTTCGAGTACCCCGTTACCCATTTGGTTTTCTTCTGAGCTTGCTTTTCCTGTTCCAGATTTGGTTCCGGCATTGAAAAGCTCCCCTTGGCTGTTACTTTCTTCACCCTCAACATCTCCTATCGACTTGTTATATATTTCACTCACTGTAGGCATTTTTACTTCGCCATAGAGTCGGCCTTGGTTTGGATCTCCTAAATCTTCTACAAGCTTGGAAGCTCTTTGTAACATTGTATTAATCTTTTTCGCACTGTTTTTATTCCTATCCAAAAAGCTGATAATGTCTTTTGCCGTATCCGACAGTTCTTCACCAAACATAGATTGTTCTACAAGGTATGTGCTTACAGGTTTTCCCTCGTCTCTTAATTTTACAAGTTTCTTACAAGCAGCAGTAACCTCTCCTGATAAATTATAGTCATATAAGCTGCCATTGCTCATTCTTGCCTGAATTTCGGCAATATAAGGTGCTGCATTTAACATAGCATTAGTAATATTTCTAATATTATTATCCGTAGATTCGCTCATAATTGCAAGTAGTCCGTTATCTTTATATGCTTTTGCAAACAAAGCATTGCGTACTCTTGTAATTCCTTGTTGTGATACGTCCCCATCTGCAGTAAGTAGAGCGTTGAATTTGCCCATATCTTTCCCAACAATATCTTTTAGCGCACTTATAACAAAATTACGATTGCCACCAGTAGTTAAATCTCCATTATCATTCGCAACATATTTTCGCAGTGTATTTGTGTCAAGTCTTTTAGCATCAGAAAGCCCTTGTTCAGTTGCCCCCATAACTGCTCCACCTGCTGTTGATGTAATGATTTTATTAGTATCTACATCATCTAACCGTTGTCTAACCAATACAGGTGATTTCATTCCTTGAATAATTGCGGCATCTAGTCCATATTTGTCTGCGTTATCTACAAGGTACTGCTTATAATTCTTGCCTGCTTCATTGCCACCTTTGAGTGCCCTAGTAATAGCCATGACACGGCCGTTCCCATTTTCAACTACGCCATTATCATTAATAAGCGGAGCACCAGTATTAAGATTTCTGCTTTCGCCAAGGTCAGCAGGGCGTAGATTAGCCGCCATTTGCCTTACTTGCCCTTGCATAGCTACACTTGCTCTGTTTCTCGGTTGCAATTCAGAAGGATACAGCTTATTTGGTGCAAAACTATTATCAGCCTTATTTGAAGCTATTATATTGTCAGCATCTATAACTTTATACTGAGCATTAAATTCTGTACCATCATCAGTAACCACTTGCGTGGACTTGCCGGAGTGACTTTTTGCAACTTTATTTTTAAAATCGTCTAGTCGTTGTAATGATTGCGGAGATGGTATTTGCTGCCATTTGCCAACATCATTTCGCGCGCTTTCCGGACTCACTTCTTTATAGTCGGCACCCTTTTTTGTATCATCAGCACTATGAAAGCTAAAGTTTTCGCCATGATTAGAATAGTCTTCTTTCCCCATTCTAATTGCTCCATCCTGAATGGCCGGCATAACTTGATCATATACCGCTCTAAGATTTTGCAAATAAGTCCTAGCTTGTTGCTGATTAACACGACCTACTTCTACCATTTGCCTAACATCCTGTAGAGCTTTTTGATAATCATGTTGGAAAGACTGAGTATTTCCTATATACTTGTCCACAATCTTTTGCAAATTCGCAGCCACGTTTGTGTTTTTAGATGGGAATTGTGCTTTAAACTGCACTTCCCCTTGATTTCCAGACAAACCAACGTCTTTTGGGCCATTTGGTATAGTGGCAATATTAGAGTTCTTTCTTATTTCAAATCCATCACCAACAATAATTCCACGTTTACGTGCTTCTGCTGCAACTGTTTGTTTAAGAAGGTCTTCATTGGAAAAACCATTGATATTTCTTGCTGTATCTAATAACGCTCTATTACTTAATTTGGAAATTTGTTTTAACTTTTGTGGTGAATATCTCCCTATATAGCCTTGATTTTTAGTGCTATATTTTGGATATTGTGTTCTTAGTTGAGTTTGATTTGGGATATTTTGCAATGGTGTTTCTACGTATTTATTAGGTTCAACCCTTTCATCAAAGTTATTAGCATCTTCTGATTCATTAGCTTGATTAACTTTGTCTATTAATGGCTTATAACCTAATTTTTCTGCCACTTTGAACATCTTTTCGTCATTACCGCTTTCCAAGGCGTCTGTAATGTCGTTATTTGCATCGGTATCATTTGTGAATTGATTTTCTTTTAGAAAGTCCATAACGGATGGCATATTGTTTTGTGCATTTTGCGAAGAATAAGTGGAATTTGTACCTTTTTCATTTGCCAAGTCACTTGTCGAAATCCAACCTGTAACTTTACCAAACATCTCTGTAGGGCTTTGCGTACTGTGATATATGCCGTTATGGCTTTCTCCGCTTTGCCAAGTCCCACCTTCTCCATCATACATAACTGCATGATTATCGCCATTTACTATAGCAATATCGCCGGCTTTTGGTTGATAATCAGCATCATGCCATAATCCCATTTCTTGCGCCTTTTCAATAGCGGTTGGTACATAGTCAATTTGTGGCCATGCTCCGCCCGTAGCATTTCTTACCGCTGTAGAAACTGATCGCATACAGGTAGTACCTTCCGGAACATGGTAAGGCATAACGCCTTCTAGTGCTGCCATATTTTCTACTATTGAACTACCCCCAACGCTATTATTATCATCACCAACACTACCGTCATCTTTAGGATATCCATCAGGAGGACTTCCACCACCATTGCCTTTAACGCCATCAGACAAATCCGAAATTGCACCCATTTTGCGTGCCACATGTCCGGCTCCAACGCCAAGACCACCAAATAACATACCTGGTGCAAAAGCAGCGGCAGCTTGTTGCATTTCATCTTCTTTCCAGTCTGTAGGATTAACTATACCCCATGGGTTCTCCCTATCCCCTGATGCATAGTTAGAAGAAGCAGCCTGCATACCTTCTTCCCATGACTGCTGAGCTGCACCGCCCGCAATACCTGCTGCTGCTTTAGCTGCTTTTCCAAACGCAGTTTTAGCTGAACCACCAATCAAAGAACCAAGCCCCATACCTTCAACAGTATTAGAAAGTGTTAACAAAGGCATTTGAACAAGCCCATTTATTAGTGCAGCCTTCTTTTGTTCATCTAGAGAACCGCCTTTGTTTTCTACATCTTCGGCGCTATTACCCATTTCACTTGCTACTTCAAAAGGAGTTTTGGCAACATTCGCAAGAATAAGTGTTCCAAATTTGCTTCTTAGTGCGTTTGCCAGTGCCGGCATTCCTGCTGAAGCAGCACGTCCTGCCAATGCACCTGCCGCAGCTGACAATCCTTCATATCCAAGCCCTGACAATACAGGAGCTGCAGCTTGTGCAACTGCTGCCGTTTCACCGCCAAGAGCTAACATAGAACCTATTAAATTACCTGCATCATAGGTAAAACCCTGCGGATTTGTGTAATAATCACTTGCAAACGGAACTATATCTCCTGAGTTGTATTCTTTCGTTCTAGCATTTCGTTTAGCAACATCTCCAAAATAGTTAGCAACATCGCCACCTACTCCAAGAAAAGTATCAGCTAATTTTGCCTGTCCCCCTAGAACACCGGCAATACCACTATCAACAGCATCTTTAGCCCAACCCAAAAAGCCATTATTAGCCGTTTCTTCATTTTGAATATTTTCTTTAGGCTTATAGCCAAATTGTCCCATGAATTGCTCAACATCGCTAAAATCGCCATCATGCTGTTGCGCATTAAAGTTTTCAGCCGCTTGCCTTTGCACTTCTTTCAAAAATTCATTAGGCATTATTACAGACCTCTCTTTCAGTAATATTAACCATTTTTCCTTCCAGTCCAAGGATTGCTTGCGTAAGGAGTTCCAGTGTAGGGATTAACCCAAGCTGCATTTTCACGTTCTTTTTTTAACTCTTCCTGTGCTGTTTCCTCTTCTTCGTCACCTTGAGCTTGTTGCTCCTCTGCAGGATCATTTTTCACGCTTTTTTCACTACGCTTTAGGCCAAGGTCACTTATTATTTTTTCTACGAAGTCGTTACTATCATCACTTGGCTGCAAGCCATAATTTTCTCTAATCCCACCCACAATATCTTGATTACTGTATTTACCGCTTGCTATTATTCTTTGGAAGAATGGTATTGCTGTTTCGTAGTCGTTCAAATTAACCGTGGGTGTTTGAGGCTTGCCTTGATTTCCGCCAAATACCGTATTTATATAAGCAGACTGAAATGCTTTAGCTTGATTGTACGCAGTTTTTTCTTGTGGTGACAGTTGGTCAAATGTCATCTGGCCTCCTTCTAGTTTTTCATCTATACTCTTAACAAAATTGCTAGCCACCTTGAAACCTTCGGTTGCCTGTTTCTGTCCATTGTCCATGCCGCTCTTACCTAGATAACCCGAAGCAGCAAGCATAGCTTCTTTGGGGTCTACTCCTGCCGCAACTAACATTTTTACTTTTTGATCAATTTCTGCTTGTTTCATGGCAACTTGTTGATTAGCATTGTAACTTGATAGCTTCATTCCTCTGCCCAACTGATTATCAGCGCCTTTTTGCTGATAATTAAAGTTTCTATCAGCCTTATGATCATCAACTTTAAGATTCCATTGATCCTTACCTGTAACAAGATTCTTCGCATACATGTTCGCAGCTTCCGGATCATATTCTTTTAATCCAATTAAAGCGGTCAAGGCCTTTGGATCATAGCCTTTGCTAAAGTCCGTATTTTCCAAAATCTTAATGTATTCAGCAGCCTTTGTTTTATACTGCTCCTTTTGTATCTCAGCAGCTTTTGCCTTATATGGTGCTAATATTCTATCTATTTGCTCGGAAGTATAACCTTGCCCCATAAGCTTCTTTTGTTGGTCAGCCAAGAATACATCTGCATTGAAATTATCAAGACGTTTGTTAGCAGTTTGTTGCGCAACATCATTCGCATTAGGAGATAAATTCATGTTATATCCAAATCTTTTTTCTTCATCATCATGAATTTTCTCAGCTGCCGCATTAGCTTGGTCTATACTATCAAAAACGCCTAGGTTCCGACCCGTTCTCCTGTATTCGTCAATAGCATCTTTATTACTTAATATCCTGCCGTCTTGTGATACAGTCGGTATAAGAGTTTCCTTGCCATCGTCATCAAATGACATAGAGCGCACTGTAGACACCGAACCATCGGGGTTCGTTACCACCGGTTGTTGATTAGTGTCAATGTTTCCATAAGTTGCCCCTTGTCCAATTGTCCTGTCTAATGAAAGCTTCCCTAGTCCTTCATTCAATGCTTGCCTGCCTTTTTCCTCAAAAGTTTGTGGTATATATCCCAAGTCCTTCAATGCTTGCATTCTATCTTGAACTGTGGATGCTGCAACTCTACGCCTTTGACTAAATTCATCATTACCTAGAAAATTATTAGGATCATTTAGATAGCTATTATCATACATGGCCCTTCCCATAGGAGTATTCAGTCCCTGTTCATCAACCATTTTAGAAATATCCAAAGGAGAATTCGTGCCAACAGTCGCATAGTTTTGTGCTTGCTTTTGTTTTGCGACCTCATCTAACGCCGCATTTAGTTCATCAGTATTAGGATTGCCGGATAGTGCCGAGTCAATACCCTGCTGAGCTTTTCTAATTCCCCTATCCTCATAATTTTTGTTGTAACTCGCTGCTATCAACTGTCCAAGAGCAAACAATGGGTCATTAACTGAAGCACTGTTAACGTCTGTATAATATCCCCTATTACCATTGGCATATTTATTATTAACCATTATTCGTCACTCTCCTTAGCAGGATTGCTCCATTCTGTAGTAGCACCTTTAGCAATAAACCCATTTGCATAATAGTTGTTCTCACCGGTAAGTTTTAGGTCATATACCTTGCGCTCACCACTGTTGACAATGCTAACAAGCTTTCCTATGCCTTTTATCATCGTCCCTATGACTAGATTACCAACCATAACAAAAGCATTGTCAGAAGTTAAAATTGGCTGTGTTAGAGTTGTGTTCACAAAGTTTCTGCTATTGCTTGCGCCTTGGCAAATTGGCGTATAAATATCACTATAATGTGGTTTCATAACCTCTATAACCGTTTCTATTGTTTCTGTTCCGTCCACATTAGGACAAATAACCTTGTCACCAACGTTAATACGCTTAATCTCTTTATCACCATCCGGGGTTTTAACCTTAGTTTCCTCTGTAAAACAGAATAGCCCTGCGTTACTTGCCAGTCCAGTAAGTAAACCACCAAACAAACCACTACTACTTCCTGTTGCCGTAGAAGTTGTAGTACCTTTGCCACCCAGTGCAGATAAAGCCCCTGTCGTTGTTGAATTAAGTCCCGTTGACATATTCCATAGGTTAGTCGCAGGAGCAAGAGCAGCCTCTTGTGCGGCCGCACCGGCTGTAATACCACTAGTAGCCGTATCATTCATTTGTCCATACAATCCTGACAGCGCACTAACATTTTTTGTATATGCATCACTCATTGCCTGTGCCGCCGAATCATTAATACCCTGAATACCCTTGCTAGTAACAGAACTATTTAATACACCTCTTGAACCATAATCTTGCATTAAATTCCCCATAGAATTAGTAACGCCGTTTTTGATAGAAGCTTCCATATTGTCTTGGTAAGCTTGCGGCAAAACACCCTTTGTTAAATCATTAACACCTGACTGTGCCTGTGCTATTTTCTGCTGAGCGGTATCATTCAATCCCGAATAGTCGACCTTATTTGTACCCATGCTGTTAATAATGCTATTCATAGCATAGTCGTTTAAGGCTTTAGCATTTGGTGAAACTGCGTTAGCATAATCCACTTCAATCCCTTGCAAGGCTTTTTCTTCTGCCGTTGGTGTATAAGTATTTTCGGTAGTCGTACTTTTTTTACCCATCTCACATCACCTCGTTTTCATTAATAAATTGTGTTACCCAATATGCAGGAAAACCATTGTCGTCTGCTCCTTTATACGTAATTATTACAGGTCGATTAAGTTCATCCCGACATATAAAGCGTTTTTTCCCCTCTTTATTCTGTCCCTCAACTATTTTCCAACGCCAAAACCTTATATAAGCTTCAACATTTCTTGTGCAAATAGTAGAAATACACTTTAACTTGTTTAAACGGCATATTAATTCACCTAAATCTCGCCAAAACTTGCCATCTCCGCAAACTGCATAAATCATAAGAATTCCGCTATTTTCATCTATTTTGTACTCAGCAAACCCACGATTAGGAAGCCAGTACAAGGAAAAGCCTTCAGGCAGTACAGCTTTATCGCCTGTTTTCTTCTCATACATATCAATCCATTCTTGTAATGTTCTAGCTTTATACATAGGCTCATTGTTTATCATAAGTCTGCCACCTCTATCGCAATATGGTCTAACTCAAACCGGTTATTACTGGTAACTTCTAAACTTATACAGTCAGTAGAATGATTACACCTTAATTTTTTTCTGCTATTTGTTGGCACATTCACACTTAGCTTGCCGGTGCTTACTGTCGCTATACCTGCATGGTCAGATGTGAATTTGGTATCTAATGCTTTTACAAGCAGCTCATTACTTCCTATAACATCTCTAGGTTTCATCTTGTAATTAATAGCCATATCAACATCTTTTGTATAAGCCTTATCCCATTTGTAGATATTCTTTCCGCTTGCCACCCATATCTCATTCGCTGTTTCAATAATGCTTGTAATCGGTACGCCAAACCTCAAAACTGTAGCAACTCCAAGCAAGTAGTTGTATGCAATAAAAAACCTATAATCACTTGTTGGCCTGATTAGAATCATTCTGTGTCTTTTAAGTTTAAATACTCTCGGATTAGAAACCATGGACGTTGTTATAAGCGAATTGAAATTGTCTCCTATATCTTGCGCAGCAATATTTCCATAATCTTGTACAGTAGCTAGGCCCCGCAACCCTTGCATAGATAAAAAAACAACGCTGCTCCCTATATTGGTTGCACATTGCAATCCTATAGGGTCAACGTCGCTTGCTATCATATTTATTTGCCATGAATCCGGTGTGGCATCACCCACCAATTGGTAAATTTTACCACTGGATTTTAAGAACATTAAGTCAGTAGCTAGAGGTACAACGCCTATAATATCACCGTCATCGCCATACCCAATTTCTGTCCACTGTTTAGTACTTGCGTCATTAGTATCTTCTTTCCAGTAAGCACCATCGCCAATACCTGAGAAATAGGCGTTATCATCACCAGTCTTAGTTAAAAATAACCTCGCAAACCTTTGGAAACAAATATCACATAATGGACTGTCCGTTACTGTTTGAATACCCTTATCGTCAAAAGCATAAAACTGAAGCTTTGCCCCGCTTGCAATCCATAGCTTATTTTGAAACTTAGCAGTTGTAGGTATGCTGTCCCCTGTCATGCTACCAATATTAACAGCTTTCGCACCGTCAATAATAGAAAATGTGCTCTTATCTTCTAAAAAAGACATAACCGTATTAGTTCCAACATCATAACTTAACTCTTTAATATCGCTGTCAAAAGAATAGAGCGTGTCCGGAGATAATCCGCCACGCCCTACAAGTCTTTTGCTGTTTTGATCATATATAAAGTTTTCACACTCTTGCATCTCGGTTTCACCTATTTGCTCCGGACTTTGTGCTATGTTTATACCGCCTGTTAGTCCAGAAAACGTTATATTTGTTGTTGCATGTTTAGCAATTCTTTTCATTAAATATCGCCCCCATAGGCTATCTTTACAAAACCACTTGTACCACCCTGATTGGCTGCCCCAACTTTAATGTTATAGCTCTGCCCTGCAACAACGTCTATGTATCCGTTATAAGTATTACCTGTATAACCAGCTGATTCACCAACTGAAGGTGCCCCGCAACCAAATGAACCACTGCCTAATGTAGTATTAAACCCTAAAGCGTATCCACTAGCAGAATGAGTTATTCGTGATGTTGATGTTGCATAGCTTCCAAAAGAAGAATATGTTATATCGGAATAGTAATAAGAGTCAGAGCCATTATCGTTTGATGATGATGAACAACCTGCTCCTCCCCCCACCATTGCAAGCCTAATTTTTTTAACATTAATATGCAAGATTAGCCTTAGTTAAAACCTTATACTTGACTCCTGAAACAACCATACTAAGCGAAGATGCATTTACAGGATTAACTACATAATCATAATCATCGGCAGTAGATTCTACTGCGTACTTAGCAGTTATATCAAGTTCACCTATACCAGCATATGTTCTACCACCTGTTTTTTCAAAATAAATCGTATCAGTAATTATTCCTTCTGCTGGTATTCCAATTATTTGAGTAACATACCCATTAGTAGAAGGAGTAGATATAGCATCTCCTATAGGTATTGTTTTTGCGGAATCTGCATAAAATCTACCTGATATATTTCTAACATTACTTGTGGGAGAACCGCCGTTAGTGAATGTAATACCATATATACGAATACTATATGGTAGCTTTATTTGCCACCAACCTGTATATGAATCATCTGTATTCCAAGCATGCCCATCAGCATTTGCAGTCAAGATTCCGTCCATTGCCAGATATGGGAAACAATCTGGTGCATAATTACTAGCAGTTACTACACCAAAACTTGTATTACTCGTTAAAATAGGCTGTGTCCAGTCTTGCCATTTGTAATAAGTAATTTTAGCTAATTTTGCATAGGACTGAATGGCAGGAACTTCTACCACATAATCATAATCGGAAACAGTAGCTATTGCAGCGTAAGTAGCAGTAATAGTTAGTCCTGAACAATGCACAACATCATCATTAACTGATGTTATATTTATCTTGTAATAGTTATATGCAGTGTTATTTCCACTTAAAACAATATCAAAATTACCATTAGTAGCATTCGTAAAATTAACTATTGTCGTGTATGTAATACCATCATTTGAACCTTGAACATTGCCTGATTTTGGATAAGAATAATACTTCTCCCACAATATATTGGTAATTTTTAACGCAATAGGATTATAAATGATTATCGATGCAGTAGATTTCCCTCTATAGTATGTAGAACTATTATTATCAAACATGTAGTAAGGCTCTTTGCCTGAAATACTACCTACAGTTCCCCATACAGCAAAATCAGTTCCACCCAATGCGCCATTGCTATTCAACACTGGCTGCGCCCAAGGAGTCCATTTATAATACTCTGTATATGCAGGTACCTTTACATTCAAATGATTATCCCCAACCTCAGCTAGAGCTGAATATAACTTAATAGCTTCTTGCGTTGAATCAAGTTTCAATAAATGAAGTTTCTTATTTAACTCTGCCATTTATTCCACCCACAATTCTGATCCGTCCGGAAGCACTAAGTGTGCTGAAGCATTTTTCTTTATACAATTACCAGTTTGATCATTAGCACTTAAAACATCGTCCGTCATTGTAAGACCATCCCCCACCTTCACCAACCCTTTAACCGTAGAAGATGCAGACGGTATAGACTCTATCTCCTCATCAATAGAAGTTTTCATAGCTTCTACTACAGCCTTGGTAGTCGCAGGAGTCATTGTTTTTTCTGTATTAGTTCCTGCTTTAGCCTCTAATGTCGTTGCATTATTGGCAGTAGTCTCCAACGTAACAGCCTCTGAACCATCCACATCTACGTTGCCGGTAACAGCCCCTGTTAACTTTATATTAAATGTCTTTGCAAGTTTTTTAGCAGTGTCAGCATTGGCTATATTCCTAGTTAAATCCGCTATACAAACCCAGTTCTTAGTAGCTGCCGTTGCATCAACGAGTGCATATAAACAATTTGTTGATGTATTAAAACATAGTTGCCCTGTAAATAAGTTTTCTGTGGGAAAAGAAGTCCCACTGAAATTAGAAACTGCCGCTTCAATGCTTTTCTGCATTTTGGGAAGTGCTACATTCACGTAATCGGCAACATCTAATTGACTAAACTCTTGTGACATATTATCACCATCCTTTAATAACCTTTGGAAGTCCATGAAATAGTGCCTTGTGCCCTATTCCAACTGCTATCCCTTATTTCTACTTCAAAATATCGTCCTTTAGCATCCGACAAATCCGTACTAATCAGAATAGGAGTTAAAGCTCCTGTCCCTGTATTACCGCCTCTAAGAGTAATTTGCACTTCAGGTGCCGTATAATAGTTTTTATTGTAATACACCTTGGTTACAGCTTCAGTATCAGTTATTATTACTGTTCCCTTGTCGTTTATGTCATCAATATCAACATGGATTGCCGCATCATACAATATAGGCTCCGCTTGTGCAGCCACGCTTTCTATAATAAAACGTACTAGCGCACGCTGATACTCATAATCTCCCACCTTATAGTCAACAAAATTATCATATTCCGGTGGTGTATCAATAGCCTTTATGAATTCAGCAAGTGACATCTCTCCTGATTTTATGGCTATATTACTTAAAATAGCGTTACATGCACGGATAAAAGCTTCAGATACTTCAATTAACTCGTTTTTATTTATTCCATATTGTTTGCTGATATTATCAGCGAAAGATATGTTTTCATCAAACCTAAGTTTCGCCAAAAACTTTCTAACAAATTCATCGTTCAAAGAAAAACTTTCCGATGATACAGTATGTATATTTTTCTTCACTACTTCGTTTATGTCCACCCTATAGGACTTATTGATTCCATAAAGTTTACTATTGCTCTCTGCCACAGAAATATCTTCTACTATATCCCGAATAAACTTGGTGCAATTTTTTATACCGTCAACCATTGTGACTACTTCGCTTTGGTTAACTTTTATTTGCTTGGCCACAGTTTCTACTATCTGACTGAGCTCTACTACGCTTTTACTAATAGCCTTGCCTGTTTTGTCAGTTAGGATGATAGCTGCCTCATTATTCATTTTGCATATGCGCTTTTTAGCCTGATCCGCAACAGCAATTGTTTCTTTTATACCTCGCGAAAGGTCTTTGCTAACAGCGTCTTTTAAAGCAAAACTTTCAATGAAATTTAGCATATAGCTGATATAATCAAAATAAACTTCCGAAAAAGCAATGGTTTCTAAGCTTAGCTTATCAATTTTATTATTTTGAGTTTCAACTGTCTTTATATTTGCGTTGTAAAGCGTTTTTATTGCCTTGCTAGTATTATCTGTTAGGCTTATTACTTCTGATTTGCTAAGGCTATAACTGTTGCTATTAGCTTCCTTTAAAAGCATAACCTCACTTACACTTCTAACAAACTTAGCACTACGTGTTATATTTTCAATAACCAGTGCTTTTTCAGATTTGTTTATCCGCATACCCTTTACTGCCTTCTCAGCAATATTGGCAAGCTCAAATAAATTCTTACTAAAACTTTTACCGGTACTGTCTGTTATGGCAATACCGGTAGCTTTGTTTAAGTTGTAAAAGTATTTGTTTGTTTCAAGGATTTCAACATTTTCTTGGTAGAGTTTTGCCATACACTTGCGAACACCATCTACAAGGTCAAAGCTTTCAGACAAAACCTTGTTTGTACGTTTCAGACTATCCTCTACTATTGAGATATTTTCGTTGCTGTTTTTAACTATGAATTTTCTGCTCGTATCATTTAGCAAGAAATTATCATAAAAGTTTTGAACAATATGCTTATCGTTATATTCCTCTAGGCAAAAGCTTTCCATAAAGCGAAGCATATATTTTATATAGTCAATGTAGACTTCTGATATAGCAATGTTCTCTGAAAGCTTAGTAAAAACTCTCTTATTTGTCCTATCTGCTATAGAAATATTTTCAAGGATATGTAAAACGAATCGAAGAACATTATGATACGTTTCATAAACTAAAACATGCTCTTTTAGAGCTTTGCCAATTGCTTTTTTTGCAATGCCACTTACCTCTAGGCCTTCGGTTGTCTCAGCAGTAAAAAGATACTTGCCAAATTCCTCAACAGCTCTGCTAGCTCTTTCATCGCTAAGATTAAAATCACAACCTTCGACGGTATAATATTCAATTATTTTTTTGCTAACCGCCGTTGTCATAGTGTCTCAGCTCCTATTAGGAAAGTGTGAATTGGAATGTAGTAGTTACTTCATCGTCTGCAGCTTTATTAATTACGGCAAAAGTTACACGATCTAAAAATATTCCACCTGTACTTGCATTACAAATACCGGCCTCAGTAATAGCCCCTGTAGCTTCTCCTGCGGCGAAATTAGTTGTAAAGGTCATAACCTTAGTTCCTGCAGCATGGCTATAAGCAGCTGCTTTCCTTGCTAGTTCAGTTACAAGCGTGGTTTGACTTGCTGCAGCCGCCGTTGTCCCTGTCCCAAGTGCCGTAAATCCCATGACTGCAGGACGACTAGCCGTAGCCCCAATAGAATTGCAGATGTGGTCGAACCCGACATTTAAAATAAGATTATCCTTTCTAGTAACGGAAATATCACCGTTTGCTTTCTTCAGCGTCAAAATCATACTGCCTTTACATTTTAAAAACTCATCCTCTTTTCTCGTTTTTTTAATGCCATGACCGAACATTTTTTGTAAAAATTCTGCTAAATTCATTAAAATCAGCTCCCTTGTAAAATAATTTTTGGATAAAGATATAATTTATTAAAAACGCCTAACGGCGGTAAAGCTTGTTCCATACTTTGAATCTTTTGGCTGCTTTCCAAGTAAATAAATAGTTCTCTGTTTGTTGCTCCTTGTGACAACCCAAACATCAACCACTCACGCTCTGGAACTATTAAACTAATATCTGTGCGATTGCCAAAGCTATCGGCCATGTAAAAACAGCTACGCCTACTATCAAACCCAATGCATAAAAAAGACACTTCATTACGAAGTGTCAGCAAAACGCAATCATTTAATTGTTGTATTTTTTTTAACCAAAACACCATGTTAAATTCCCGTAGCATAGTATCCGGCAAATCGTACTCAACCTGGGTAGTATCGCCTACATATAATCCTTGTGCCCAACGGCTAGTACGAAAATCAGTAGCTTTCTTTGCTACCTTTGGCTCTATATCAGCACTAGTTTTAAGACTGTTATTAAGTTCAACTCCGAAAATTTCAGATGTATTAGGTCCTATATATCTAGCTATTTGTTGTTTAACAGTAGTTCCGTTAATATCTCCCATAACGCCACCCAAAACTAGGGTATTTCTAGCCTGATCACTATCAATAGGAAAGTCCATATCAATCCACAACAAGTTACTGTTTGTTGCTCCAATAACCTTATATTCGCTCCAATTTCTAGCACGATATTTTTGAGGAAGTTCTACACTTGCAATATACTCACCGACTGTAGCAGACTTTTCTAGCTTTAGGCCATTGGAAGCAACATCATAATATAGATTAATTTTATTTCCACTGTAGGACATATCTGCTTGCTTAAAATCTAAAATAACATTTTTGGAGCTATCCTCGGCATTATCCATTCTAAAGTATGCTGTATTTTGAGAATAATTATTATGTTCGTCAACCGCTTTTATAAGCAGATAATATTGTCCGGTATTAGGGTAAGCCAACCGGTGTTTATTAATCTTTGTTGTAAATAGCTCTATGGACTTGTCCCAATCGGTAGTTTGCCCCACTTTTATTACGTACTTAACCCCATAAATACTAATAGCATCCCAATAAAAATCAAGATTGGCAGCATTACGCTCTACTATGAACCCTGTAATGTCCGGAATAATGCAGTTAATAATTCCTTTTTCACCGTCACCGAAACAATCATAGTACGCAACGGCAACCTTCTTTATGATTTCTGTAGTTTCATGCTTATACAAGTAGACATTATCAGTTGTCTGAGCCTTTTTAACTCCATTTATATAAATACTGGCACCTATGCAGTTATAAGGAATCTCAAGGAAAGTTATTAGCGTTCCTTCATTATTTTTCGTTAACGCAATGTCTTGCGGAGCTTCCGGACGTGCCTTATTGTAGTTCAATATTGAAGCATTGGAATACTCATCATCTGTACTAATTGCATATAGATAAAGCGTTCCAACATACTGAGGCGGCATTTTAGTAGAAGTGTTGTCAATAGTCCTATCTAACAGTCCTGTATTGCTTCCTACATCCGTATTGACACGTAGCTCATAACACTTTAATTTTGATATATCCGTAGGATAATCCCAGGTAAGCTCTGCACCATATCTATTGAATGTAAGGCTGAAATTTTTAGGAGTAGGAACATCTCCATCGCTATCCTGACTTATTTCTTCTGCTGTGAAACCGTTAGCAAGGTTTATTTGTTCAGTAGCAGTTGCAAGATATGCCTTGAGTAAGCTCATAACATACCTTCCGTCACCTTGTACCGTGCTAGGAATACTAGGCACATCTATTATTTTTTTAGCAACCTCATCGCTCATTTGAATCACCGTCCGTAAAATAATGCCATTTATTATTGCATCCCACTGGCAATAGCTTGTTGTAAAGCCGTTGTTAGCGTAGTATCTTGAGAGATATCATACTCATTCTCGTTTAAAGCTAGCATAATGGCTAGCTTTACTATTACCTCATTAATTGCATCATGATTAATCGGTAAATTCGTTGTTTCAGCCGTTATCATGTCAGGCGTTGCAAAATACCTAAAACGAACAGACTCTATATCATCATCTATAATATCAACCCTGCCATTAGTCATTCTCAAAGGATAACTGCCGGCAGCTATCATAAAGTTTTGTGGCAAAGAATCACCATTATGCACCGTCATTTCCTTAATTAGAGAGGGAAACCGTGCCGAAATTAGTAAGGCCGCTACCTGTTGCATAGCGGTATTAATAAATTCAATGCAACTATCGGTGGCATATTCATCCGATATGTCATGTCCTGCTGCCTTTATCCTTGCAATGGCTCTTTGTACTGTCATACTCATGTAAAATCACTCCTCTTATACAATAAATGGCATACGTTGTTTGATTCTGCTGTACCTTCGATTTGGAACTAGGTTATCCATCAATCCCTTGACAGCTTCACCCAGTATGTCCGTATCAGTATTGTTTAAAATCATGCAGGTAATCTTTACCACACTGTCTAGAAATATGTCCGGAAGGTCTATTGTGCCACCATTTTGAATATCGCTAAACTTAACATCAGCAATCTTTGCTCTGTACAACAAATCTACATCAACACCACAGTACAGCTTATTTGCGAAAATTTTATAACCATTCCAATGTACCTTTTCCACCGCTGGAATTGGTGACAAATGATACCCATCCTTTGCCCTAACTACGCTCACAAGAGAAATAAAATCATCGGGAAGGGAAACACCTGTAGTTGCAAAGTTAACGTATTCCTTGGGCGTTTCTCCCTCTGCTAGGGTACTGTTATACTTATCTATCTCAGCATTGATTTCATTTACCCGGTACTCATGTATCTTTTCAAGAAAATCAGAGTTTTTCATGGCAAAAGAATTATTAATATAACGAATACACTCACTAAGCGCATTAATAATGTCGTAGTCACTGAACAAAATCTCACTATTATCTTTCAACTTGCTTCGGACCATTTTCAATGCTTTTTTTACGGAAATCATTATTATTACCTCGCTCCTTGAAAATATTTTCTTGTATGTAATACTGCAAATTCAGGGTGAACCTTAAAAAACTTAACAATCATTTTATGGTATTCACCCATATCGCCGTGATTTCTTGCCTTGTTAGCTTCCATGAGCCAAGGATCATATAGCCACATTTCTTCAGGGATAAACCCCATTTGTATAATTTCTGAGCTTCCATTTCCTGTTCTGCCACCATTCTCTGTAGCTTCTTGTGCTGCTTCCATTGCTTGCCCTATATCAAACGTATTTCTGATACGTATTAGTTTCTTTTTTTTGTCCAAAACTTCTATCTGCTGTCTTGTTAACATGTCTTTCTCCCCTTTTAACTTATTAAAAATAAAAAGGCACACCTGCATAGATGTGCCTTTAGTGTTTAAGCTAGAATTAGCGTTTGATATTAATCAAAGAGCCGCTAGCCTTTGGTTGTGTTCCTTGCAAACCAAGTTGAGCTTCCAAAACGAATTCAGTATAACTACCTTTCTTTGCAAGGTCTTTTACTTCATGTGGTCGAGTTAAATATTTTGTTTCCCAATATTGCATATCCATAAAGTCAATGCGGTTATCAGGATACATACGATGCGCTTCTGCCGTAATAGTACCAAAGTCAGATTGGAAAGTGTCAACCACAATATCCATTTTATGCTCACCGGATTTGCGTTTGGTTTGTCCAATAGCTGATACGATACTAGAGAAACGGCGTTTCTTGGCACCGGACATGATAGCCTTTGTTGGATTACCACCACGGTTATAGCACATTTGCATAACATCATTCATATTATCGGTAGATAAATCATCTGCGCCGCCAAGGTCAATGATATTGTTCTTAACAATTTTTAACCCAGTTCCAGTTGTGGTTGGTTTTACCTGTACGCTAGTATTGCCCTCAACTGCATCAGCTAAGGCATCATATAATGCGAACTTAGTCTCCGGAGTTGTTGCGTCCACTCTTACATAGTACAATAAACCCTGTTTTAAACCAGTAGGCATTGTATCAGCAATAAAATATACAAAATCGCCTGTAGTTAAGTTGTGTTTTACTGCACCAGTGCTTACAATACCGTCAGCAACAGTTAAAGTGCAAGCAATGTTTTGCATGCTCATGAAATATGGAATACCACCTGAACGTGGTTTTACATTTTCACTGCCAAGCTGTTTAACTTTGCCATTAACAAGCATATACTCCATATCTCGTGCTTGCCCAATCATGGCATTTTTGACTTGACGAACGAACTCATCTTGTTCGTTGTAGATTTTGTTAACCTTACGTTGCGTATCGGTTACATAACCTGTGTTTTGGAAGTTTTGCACGCAGTTGGAAAGCCCTTCCATAGAACCAACTTTTTGAGAAACGTAATCCTCTTTTTCCAAATGTGCATTGTCTTGCGGTGGGCGCAATCCCTCTGTCGTCCAACTAAACTCTGTAGCTTTGGCATCCGGAGCTTCTTTGAAACTGGACAAAAACTTAGTCTGTTCAGGTTCAATATTGATAATAAGCTTGGAATAGTCCTCAGCGTTTCCGTAGGCTTCGTAGGTCGCAGACTGTGAAGCACTAGGGTTTAAATCTCTTGCCATAAAAATCACCTCTCGTAAAAAATTTTATTAAATAAAAAAGAACAATAGCAATTCAATGCTATGTTCCTTGTTATTTCCTATTGCCAAAAATCTTGGCTAAGAAAGCGTCCTTACCTCTGTTATCTGCTTTTGCAAGTTCTGAAAAGTCGATTTTTTCGGGAACGCTTGTTGCTCCGGTACCAGGTTGCTCCACTACTTGTGGCTTAGCAGCAGGTGTCGGTGCTGTTTTCAAATTATTGTTTTGAGCATAAAAGTCAAGCCGTGTATCTTCATAATATTTTTTGAGGATTTCGCAACCTTCCGGAGTAATAGTTTTATTTTGATAAGCAGCAATAGTATCTGCTATTCTTTTTGCCTGTTCATAGGGCAACGACTTGTAGCGACTAGCCATATAAACATCTATTTTTTCAAAATTAGGTTCTTTCGCACTCAAATCTTTAACGTAATTACTAATATCACGATAAATAGTCTCTTGCATATTTTTTTGTTGAGTTGCTTGCTGCTCTTTAGCTCTAATAGAGTTTTGAACTTGAATAATAATATCGTTCTTATGCCATTGAACCGCTGTTTTATAGTTGTTAAGCTTTTCTGCAATAGTTTCATCGTCAGTATATTCACCAGCCGCCAATTCCTCTGCAGTAAGTCCAACATCCTTTAAAGCCTTCTCTTTCGCAAGGCCGTCAACTTTCTCATAAAAAGTGGTCATATCCTGTTGTTTATTTACAGGTTGTTGTCCCTGTGGCAACTGTTGCTCTCCATTTACATTAGGATTACTTTGTGCCGCCACCATTTCCTTACGCACCTTTAACTCTGCATACTGTTGTCGATAGGCAGCAGGTATACGACTCTCATCTACCATATTCATTTGCATAGCAATAGCAAAATCTTGTGGTGTATATTCAGCAGGTGCTTGTGGTTGCTGTGGATTAACAACCGGTGCTACTAAACCCAAATTGTTGTTAGCATTAGCCTCTTGCCCTGGTATTTTATTTTCATTTGGTACCTGAACTGGTGTTGTAGGCGTTGTAGGGACAACATAATCTTTTGGTTTATCAGCAACATCTTCTACTTTTTTACTATTAACTGGTTTTAATTCTCTAATTCCGGTCCTAGGATCTACAACAATAGCAAACCCACCTTGTTCTTCAGAACCTCTGTCACCTGTTGCACTATTAGTATCAGGATTGCCAGTATTATTATTGGTATCAGTGCCACTAGTATTATTATCTGCACCATTACTTGTACTTGGTTCGGTTACAACTGTTTGCGTTTCTCCTGTTGCACCACCAACATTTACGCCGTCACCTTCATAAAACACTTGGAACTTTTTCATTATTCAACAATCCCCCAATCCTCTTCGAGAATATCGCTTTGAGAAGCAAGCCACATTTGATGTGAACCATCAGCGCAACGCATTTGAAGATATGGCCGGCATTTGAATAAATCTCCTTCTTTGTAACCATATGCTTTTGCAGTTTGAGCATTACAAGGAATACCTTGTGGATAGCCTTTTTGATATACAACAAACATCCCTTTACCATTCCACCCTTTACGAGTAATACGATGGCCTGCTTTAGCTGCCTCAACAGCTTGTCCAAACGTCATACAATTAATTTCACGGCTAACTTTTTCAAAGGCAACTTTAGGGCACCAAGACTCATAACCGTCAGCATAAACTAGGTGATAACCTTCCTCTTTACCGGTTTCATTTTCCGGTAACTTCCAACCACGATATGCGTTGTACGCACCAAGATTCATGGGTTCTGCCATTACAACATTACTTCTGAAATACTTTTTCATGCTTTCTCTCTCCTTTTTTGTCTTTCATCTATTAGTTTGGCTTGCTTTTCCTTGGCGCGCTTACCTTCGCTTACTGCATTTCTAACCTTAGAAGTGAAATTAATAGCCGCCATGTAATAGAGTCTCACATCATCGGCCGCAATTTCTTGGTTTCTTAACTTCTCAAGTACCAGTTCTTCGGTGTCGTCCATAAAAGCTTCCACAAACTCTATAATACTTTCTGCCTTAATACCTATATTGATAGGCACTTGTAAATCAGAAATACGCTCTTTAGACTTAGCATAATCATTGTCTATAGAGCGTATCTTTCTTCTCATATTCGGTTGTCTTAGCCTATGCATGGTTCATAATCTCCTTTGTTGCTATAGCATTTGCAGATGATGGAATCCCATTGGCCGCTAGTGCCTTTTGCTTTGCATCTACAGGTAAGTCACGGTAATTTACAGACATATGAGGCTGCCTTGCCTTCTCAACATCGGCTTGCAACTTGGCCTGTATTAACTGCACCTGCTCTTGCTTGGCTTGCTGTTGGGCTTGCTGAGCTTGTTGTTGCATTTGTTTTGCTTGCTCACTATTTGGATCAATGAGATAATTTTGAACATTTCTTATGCCCATCTTTTCAAGCAAATCCTTCACAATTTCATACCAACTATTAGCATTTACTATTCCTGTTGCAGCTAATTGCGGGTAAATCTGATTGATAAGCAGCATGAGGTATTGTATTTGAGCTTCCTTCGTGCCGGCTCCCTGTCCAATATTGATAATAAGGTCATAATCAATATCCAAATCTTCTTTTTTAATTGTTACTTGCTCATTAGTGAGACGAACTATAGTCTCGCCGTCCAAATATTTTTGGTTTAAAAGTATCAAATACTTCATCATAGGTACAAAGAAACTATCAACCATGCTGCGGGCCGTATTCTTATGACGTTTTTCCGAAGCCCCCATAATAGCAGTTATACCTGTCGCAGTCTTATTAAGGCTGTTACTATCTAACCCTTGGTTATACTTCGTACTTCCACTCTGGCTCTCTATTTCATTTTGAGCGTATTGCACAACTGTCATTGCAAGGTTGTTAAATGGTAATTGCGGCGGTGTATAAACAGCATTTGAGACATTTTCCGCATCAACCATAACGAATTCGTCCCCGTCAATAACAGCGTCCATATCAACCCCTTTGGGATTTAGGAACGTTCTAGGGGTATTGTTTTTTGCTAAATTAACTATAAGCTGACGGAATATAGCTGTTTTTAGATCCTGTTGCTGTATTAAATTATCACAAAGGCCTTCTTTTTCATTGAAAACAGTATGTGGTGAAGGCTTGCTTTGGCAAATAAAGAAGGGTGCTAGTTCCAAATCATTTTTTGCAATCCTAATTGGAGTATTGCCAATAGCGTGAACAATAACGCTCTCCATTATGCCGTCATTGTTGTAATCAACATCAAGATAGGCCTCATAAAGTTCAATTTCACTGGAAGCATTATCGTGGTCGCTAATTTTATCGCCAATAGTTTCAAGTTCTTTGTTCTTATCAGTATCAAAGTTCGTAGCTTTAGTATCGCCCTTACCATTTTCTATAGCCTCGTCAATATTACTGTATGTGCCTTCACGCTCTTTGCGTTTTAAATAGTCTCCTGTAACGATTTTACGATGCGCCTTAAACTTTACGCTCTGTATCGTATTGGAATCAGGTGTATATCTAAGCTCAGAAGGTGGCATATAGGCAACTACAGGAAAATCAGCAGTAACAACAATCTTTTCAAAGGTTACTACTGCCAAATCGGGAGCATCCTTTAAAGGTTTAGAACTGATAACCTCAATATGTCCTTGCTGTTCTTCTTGATACATAAAAGTAAGCAAATCAGCATTGTCTTGACTAACTAAAAGCTCATAACGTTCTCTTTTTTCTTCTCGTTTCCAAGAAACCTTTGCTACTGCGTAGTTAAGAATAAGAGCGTCCCTCATGATAAACTCAACGAAAGAAGTGTAATTGTTTTTGCGCTGTAATTGATATTTCACTAGCTGCTGTATCTTGGCAGCACGCTCATCATCTTCAATGTTTACTCCTTGCACATCCATTGGATCATCACTACCGCAAAACACTTCCATATACGAAGGAATAAGACAATCAATAGTCGTTAATATATCCCGGCTACAAAACTTAGACGTTTCAGATAACACAGGAAAACGTTTCTTGTAATATTCCTCTGTGGCAAGATACTCATCTAAACGTTCTTTCAGTTTAGGTTCTATAGTATTTTTATAATACTGGTCGGCAACGTCCTTGCATTTAGTAAAGACCTGCATTATTTTAGCTTTTTCAGAACTTTTCAAAGTCTTTAGACTTATTTCTTTAGTATCTTCATTCTCAACACTTTTCGCATTTTTTAAAAGCAAATCGAGTGGTGTCATAGGCGGTGCTTGTGGTTGTGTCTGTCCAGGCATTCCAGTTTGCTGAGGTTGCATTGTATTTGCCTGTCCACCTGCCATAGTTGCCTGTGCTGCTCCCAATTGTTGATTTATATTTGAGTTTTCCATGTTATCACACCTTAGTCGAAGTATTCTGCTAGAATAACGGAAACATCAGCGGCAGCAGTCACATAGATGTTATCTGTCGATAACGAAAGTACAGGCAAAATCTTACTGTCTCCTGCTTTAATTGGCAATCCATTTTCTACATTAACATCCTTATCGCCTAAATAAATAGGCTGGTCAGAAGTGTTAGAAACCTCAATAGCTGTCCTTCCCACACGTTGATTAGCTAATACCCTTTCACTTGCCAAAACAATAGGTGAATTAGCTGCAATATTAAGCTTAGTTGTTTTAATACATCCAATGTCATTTAAAAACATACTTATCACTCCTTCCATTTCAAGAATAATTTAAATTTAACGTACCACCAAAGGTCTTCAAACCACCTGACTATTCTCATTACATGGCACCAACCTTCTTTATTCTTCCGGCAGCCTTTGCCGTTTTGTATTTTGAATTCTTGTTGAGCCTAACCGGATGTGCAAAAGTTAATGCTAATGCATCGCCGTAGTTAGGTGACGGAATACCTCTAGCCTTCATATCGTCCTTACTTTCCAATTGGAACTTACCGCGAGTGTTTATGTATGCTTCAGGAGCTATCAAGTCATTGTAAATAACCTGATTGTCTTCAATTGCCCCACCTTCTTTTAACCAATCACGCATCTTGCTCCACATTTCAGCACGAATATTTTGATAATAATCATCTTCCGGAGAACTATTAAATGGTATTAGAACCCAATTATCGCCACGGCCCATAGTCTTTAGGGCAGAATAAATACCTGTACCGTAGCCTTGGTCAATAAAGCCTGTGTTCATGCCATATTTATCTTCAAAAGCCGCCAACTTACCGGCAATCAAAACATCATTATCATTTTTAGGAATAGCCATTAAAACCTTACTGTAGTTTCCCTGTCGCATATAAACTACTAACATATCAGCACCCTTCCAAGCAGGATCTACACCGAATAAAATCGGCGCAAAATTATAACTAGTCAAAGCAAGTAGCTTGTATCTTTCCTGTGCTGCTGTTGCAATTTCTGTAGAAATTAATTGGTGGTCACCTGCAGAGGGAAACATGCCACGAACACGAACCTTAACGAAGTCGCTATCTTCGCCATAGGTCTCAATCCACTTTTGAATAGTTGTCTTGTTACTTATGGCGACTGCACGGCTATCTATCTGTCGTCCATGCCATATATTCCTTAACTTGTGAAAGCAATCATAAAACCACCCACTATTTCTAGTCCCATTACCAAAGCAACACCATATAATCTCGGTGTCCTTATCTGTAGTAGCACCTTCTACAACTTCCCAAATACAATTAGCAATTGCTGATGCCTCATCAAATATGATAAGAATTCTCTTTTTTTGATTGTGCAAGCCGGCAAATGCCTCTGGATTAGCTTCTGACCACGCAATAGCATCTATGCGCCAAGTTTTCTCATGCTCTTTATCGCTAGAATAGTAAGCCGTTGCCGTATAAACGAATAAATCCTTGCCAATGAATAAGCGATGCCATTTTGCTAATTCGGCCCACGTCTTAGTCATAAGCTGCTTTTCAGTATTTGCCGTAACGACACCTTTGGTATCTTCAAAAGTAGATATTGCCCAATGAATAATCCAAGCAACTAATGCAGACTTACCAATGCCATGTCCGGAAGCAACAACTTCTTGTATTACCTGGTTAGGTGTTTTTAATCCATCTCTTATGTAACCTAGTTCCTCTAATTGCCACTCTTGAGGTTCCTGTCCCTCTAGCTCACCTTCACCCCAAGGATATGCTGCCCACACAAAACCTACTGGATCATGCGTGAATTCAGCTAAAAATTCTATAATAGCAATCTTTGCCTTATACTCCTCATTCTGAATGTTGCTGCTTTTCCTTGCCATTTTTTACACGCTCCCTAGCTGCCTTTAACGCATCAGCAATACCAATATTGCCGGTGAGTTCAACTTTCTCAGTAAACATACCAAGATGTTTCCCTAGCAGTTCCAAAGCCCCAGTTGCTCCCTTAGCATTGAACTGATAAACAGCCGCTACTTCTGTTTTATCTACAGCTTTTCTCACGGATGTAGTAACCTTTTCGCCCCTAATATCAAGGACAGGAGTTCCCTCTTTGCTACATCTAACAACGTCAACTAGTTCTCGTATTACCCAATCGCTATCAATATCAGTCCTCATAATTCTTCTGGCCATTAGTTCATCAATGCGCCACTGAAATTGTTTATGAAGTCTATACCCAATTTTTTCAGCAGTAAAAGGACTATAACCGGCACGAATAGCAGCGTTTTTTGCACACAAGTCAATAATGAATTCACGGCAAAACATATCTTGCTGCTCATTTATCTTCGGACGCTTTTCTTCTTTTTCTACAACAGGTTTCTTTGTGGAAACCTTGGTAATTTTCTTAGTACTTTTTGCTGAAACTGCTTTTTTTGCTTTTTTCACTGTTTTCTCGGTGGTTGCCTCTGTCATGGCTCTCACTCCCTTTCTTCTGATAAATTCGTGAAAAAACCGCCTTCATATTTCGCTTCTGAGACGATTTAAAAAGGCGGTGCTTATGTTTGTACCTGTGGTTTAGCAGGTCTTTTTTGAGTTTTCAATATTCTCACTTTTAACTGATAAAAACTTGTCTTTTATGTAGTCAGGAATGAATTTATCTATCTGGTCACGCCATAATAAATATTGATTTCGATTTATATAATTTGTAGCAGCATAAAGAGGATTTAGATACCACTGTTCTTCCGTTGTTCCTTTATCGTCTAAATTAACAACCACATATCTGATAAGAGACAGCGACAAAAGCTTGTCCAAAAATTCTCTTCCTCTTCTACTACTATCAAAACCCATGTATTCATACAAATCATTTCTTTGCAAAGGCAAAACTGCTCGGTTAACCACTTTAGCCAAAACTCCTGTATCTTGCCATATCAATCTCGTTAACCGATAAACCCTTCCCAACTCCGAATTGTTTAGCTGTTGCAATAGGTCAATATCAACGTCAAGACGAATCAGCTTCTTGCTCCTTGCCCTAAAACGATAACCCTTCTGTTCATCAAAATAGCCTCTGCTGTGAAAATCATTGCAGCTAGTAAACTTGCTTACGACTTCACCGGTGCTCTTATCCACTATAATTTTTACGTTCTCAACCGAATACTTATTGCTCATAAAACACACCTTCTTTTAAGGTGACAAAACTATACACTTTTTGGCCTTTTTTTGTACCCTTTTGTCACACCAAAAATAGGCTCAAACACGCACCGTTAAGCCATTTTTAAAAAATTGACCTACAAAGTTGTATTATATATATTATTATGCAACTTTGCTGTTTTGATTTTTGGTTCTCTATACACGTGGGAAATAAACAATTCTCTACTTAAACATGGGCGCCGATACCTCAACCGATCCGCTGTACCGTCTTCCCATTTTCAAGTAAATATACTTCCTTATCTAAAATGTAGACCGCCTTATCGTCTATGATGATAACCTTAACTCTGATCTCTTTATCAGAATCGCTATTACCTAACTCATCATTAAGTGCACAAGTAATAACATGATGTTCTGTAATTCCACATTCGTTAAACAACTCATCTAAGTTAGTTATTGTTAATACCTTAGACGATATTTTTTTACCCTCGACAAATACCCACTCACCGTTATTGCCTTTATACTGTAATATCATTTTATGTTGCCTTCTCTCTCAAATCGATTATGCATTAAAAAAGCCGTCTTTAAATTCGCTGTATAAGCGTTTTTAAAAAGACGGCCTTTATGTTTGTACCTGTAAAACCTAACTAACAAGGCAGAATAACCCTCAATAAGTATTCTGCCTTACTTAATTAGGCAGGAGGAAATACATGTATGTAAACGGCGACATTTACCGTTACATCGATAATAAAAAAGCAACAAGACTGAAAAGTCCCGTTGCTAATTTGTTTTATATATAATTTTACAGTTTGATTATAACATAGCTAAAAATGGTTGTCTATTCCAGGAATGAAAATATGGAATATTTTTGGAAATTGATGGGACCAAACTACCGTCTTTTATTGCTGCCAAGAACCTTGAATCCTACATTTCGCCTAAGTTTTTGGCAAGGACCAAGCCTATTTCCTATATGGATGGTTCTACGGTCAAAACAGGTTACTTAGCAACAATACTTCCATCTATTTGTGTAATAATTAACCTTATTTAAGCCCTTTTCTCATATTACTAAACGGCGATAAAACACCATATCCTACAGCACAAAGCTCTGCGAAATGTAAAATATCCTTGCACATCATATAGTAAGCCGTCTTGCTTATGTTCATGGCCTTGCACGTCTTATGAAAATCCTCTTTTAAATCATACTTTCTTGTAATTATCTCACCCTTTGGTACTCCTTTATAGTGCTCTCTAACCGTATCTACTACCATTATCCACGCTTCCGGACGAGATATAACTCTTCCGTGGCAAGTGCGTTTATTGTTTGTAAAAGTCCAATATTCAACATATACCCTATTCAGCTCACAAGCATTTCTGATTGCCCTTATGGCCGTTGTATCGCTCACAAGGCTATGCCCACTTCCATTACCACCAGTCTTAACTGCACCACCTGGATCAAGCCGTTTAGCTACTATTGCCCTTTTTATATCGTCATACTGATTAAAAACAAATTCTATTAGTTCATCATTTAGCAAAACTCAACACCTCGATTACCACAATATCTCCCTAAAATCAATGCCTGGGTACTTACACAGTAACAACTTCTTTTTAATACAATAAACAGCGTCTTTCTTTGTTGCCTCACTCTTTACGTCAACAATATATTCGTGGCCACTAGCTTCTCGTACCCTAAAATCAGCTTTATAGCTTATAGCCCTTATGGTTTTACCTTCTCTTTTAAACTTTGGCTGTAAAACAAATTTTGGCTGCAACTCAAAGCTTTTTATTGCGCCGGCCCTTTGCAGCAACTTTAGTGTTAAGTAATAATTAGCTTCGTCCTGACTATCGAAAGTTATATCATCTACTATGGTCTTTTTGTTGTTATATTTGGTCTTTTTCTTTTCAGGAGCAAGAACAGGGACCGTAATTGCAAAGACATGCTTTTTAATTACAGTCCCATTTATCGAATGCACTCTGCCCCTATTTATTAAATCCTGCAGCTCCGACTCTTCACAATTCCAGTGTGTCAACTACATCAATCCTTTATTTTATGTTGGAAATGCGTTTTTTCAAAATTATAAGATAGCCACATAAAATGCCAATTTTTACATTTATACCCTTGGTCTCCTTGCGATGTAGCATCAAATTTTTCCCAAGGTTCTCCACAAACAGGACATTTACCATTGTTCCAACTTTTCCTTTCAGACAAGTACTGCAGGAGTAATGGTGAAACTAATATCAGCAATGCAACAATGAATGCTATCAGAGAAATCAATTAGTTTCTTCCTCAACTTCTACTTTTTCATAGGTCTTTTCAAAGATATCAGGTTTACAAGGATACAGTTCACCGTTAACACCCTGAATAATATAATCACCAACAGATGCCGCCATTACTCCTTCTAGCGTTTCAATAATCAGTTTCTCCCTTACAGTAAATTTCAAATCAGAAGTTTCAGTTTCCACAATAAGTTTCAAATCTCCACTTTCAAGTGCCTTGGATATAAAGCAAGGTAGTTTATTACCCTTAATCATTGTAATTAGGCATTTTGGCCCATCATATTTAAATGCTTCAATTACCACTGGCTTTTTGCGATATTTCATTTTTACCATTCTCCTTTTTAATTTCTTTTATCTTTTCTTTATTTATGTACCCTTTTAACAAACCGTTTTTGCTAAATTTAGCCATTCCGATAATTTCCATTTTCTCATTATCAGGTATTCCATTTACATCAACGCAAGGAAATAGTTCAAAACCATTCCAAACAAAGACAATTCCCGTTATTGCAACTCTTGAGTATTCACCATCAAAACCAAGATAATTTTTCACCTTCCTAAGTACAGTTTTCTTTTGTACAAGAAATCTTCTGTAACTTCCATCGGATAGTTTAAGACCAACTAAATGATTGATACATATATCATCTTTATTTTTATCTTTAAGTCCAGTTTTTATTAGCTTCATTTGTTCACTATACTCTCATCTCAATATTTTGGGTACAAAGGTTACTATATCTTCCACGTTAAATGCTTTTTTGCAATTTGGACACACCGGGGAATACTTACCACTTCTTATTTCGCTTTCTAAGCGTTTTATTGATTTAAGCCACGGCTTATAATTAGCTAGTTCTTGCGCTTGCTTTTTCAAAGCCCTTATTTCTGCATTCCGTTCTTCTTGAATTTTCATTAATATTTCCAATACTTCAAACGAATCTACAGGATTGCCGCAATGCTCACAAAACACTTCTCTATTTTCAAAATCAATACTAAAATTTGGTTTCTTTCTACCTTCGTAGCTATACTCATAGCACTGACACTTTTTAGGTCTTTTGCTCCTTAAAAAAGTTGTTATCTGTAAAACGTTTTCAGGTAATTTATCCATGCTTACCACTCCTTAGCACGCAGTTATCAAGTATTCCTTGACAGCTGTTATTGTTATCTCCCCTAAAACGGAATTTCTTCATCAAATCTCGTCTGCCCGAATGCGTCCATAGCACTTTCGTTTTGCTCACTTGCATTTTGCGTTTTTTGCAAATTGCTATCTCTACGCTCGATAAACTTAACGCTGTTAGCAATTACCTCGGTAACGTATTTCTTTTCGCCGTTTTTAGCTGTGTAACTGCGTATCTGCAAACGGCCTTCAACAAGAAGTCTATGACCCTTGGCCAGACTATTCCCACACAATTCAGCAGCTTTACCCCATACCACTATGTTAATAAAATCAGCTTCTTTTGTGCCATTTTGACTAGCAAACTGTCTATCTACTGCCAAAGTAAACGTGCACACGGTCTTATCACTCGGAGTCACGCGAACTTCCGGATCACGAGTTAACCGCCCAAACAATATTATTTTATTCATTTAAAATTCTCCTCATCTATACTCACTCCTTAGGCATACTATAAAAAACGTTATTCGCCGTTACATCACATTTATAGCCTAACCGAGTGTTTACTTTGTTTGAAAATTCTTTTACAACTTCACAGGCTCTTGCACTGTCCGTGTATTGACCAAGAACAATAGCATCTTTCTGAAACCCTGTTAAAGATAGTACAACTTCCTTATCACGAGTAAATAATCTGCCACTAGCATTGCTCCATAAAACCTCACCGTCTTGTGTCTCTATAACTATCATCTATTTTTTCTCCCTGTCCTTTTGGGGATAATTCATATGGAATATTACTTTTAAAACCTGTGATAGCTCAACCCACTCAACACCGTTTTTATCTATCATTACGTTCCTGCGAAACTCATCATATTCTTTAGTATGCCTACCACACTTCCACGGCACATTAAGGCAGACGTTAGGACACGTTTCACGTTTATCACACTCATAACAACATTTATTGTTGTTTGCACTGTCTTTACAAGCCAAGTAGCTTGCCGGTGCAGGGCAAAACTCTCTTTTCTTTCTCACTCCACTGCGCCTCCTTATTTATCTATGCCTTCCTTTTTGAAAATTTCTAGCAGCTTAGGGAATTGTAAAGCAATCCAGTCAACGCATTCTTCATTTTTTGCCCAATTACAATTTGCTTTTAGCCCGCTTTCATAAAGCATGGCATGAATTATTTCATGTCTCAGAATTCGCATCGTAATATTATTCAAATCACTTAGTGACATTTTGCTATCTTTAACAAATTTGCCACATACAATGGTTCTAATAGTACAATCGCAATAGCCATCAACTTCGGTAAGCTTATCATCCTCTGATTCTTTTCTAAATTCTATTTTCCACTCTTCGCCCAAAATATTAATTGTTTTATTTTCCACATTTTCACTCCCGTTCGATTTCCTCTTTTAAAGATTTTATGTCTTTTAAAACACCCTTCATATTCTCGGAAGTTCTATCCATGACTCCAAAAAAACCACTAAAATCACGTATCCGCTCCAATAGCTTTAGTTTTTTTATCTGCCTATCAGTAGGCGCCCAACCTAATAAGTCAATACCTGTTTCACTTCTCACTTTGGCAAGGGTTTCCTTAATATTATCCAGTTCTGCCTTGGCATCTTTCGTGGCTGTAAGGCCTCGTTCCCACCTTTCGTTTGCCAGCGCCCTAGCTACTCCGTTTTTAACACCTTCATCAATTATTTCGCCTGCGTTTTGCAGGTAAGCTCTCTCTTGTGCTCTCAAAAGTGCAGCCACAAAATTCATTGTTATAGAAGTTTTCTCCAATTTCTCAGCTTGTTTTTTTATTCTCAGGGATCCGGACTCGACATTATACTCGATTATTCCCCAAGGCAATGGTATCTGCATGTCTTTAGTTAATCCTTTCGGCACGACCAAGAACCATGTATCACAAAACTTGCAAACGGCCTCTGCTTTGGCCCCATTATCTAATTCATGTTTTAAATCGCTCCTAGAAATCTTTATTTCAAAGCCTCTGAGTTCATTACCCCTTGATGGATACATATTAAGAGCAACAGCGTCTGCATGACGAGTACAATTACCACCGGTACCGTTACCAACCTCGAACCCTAAACACCACTCCGGAGGTTGATAAAATTTAGACAATGCCTTGCGTATATCATCTGCAGTTATATTTTGAGTGCTCACATCCTCACTCCCATTCAAATTAAAAGTTTTAATATTTTCACCTTAGCCTTAGTGCCTTTTGGTGCTCTGCGAATACGGGTACTAATGCTATTACTTGTAACTCCAAGATAAACAGCAGCGGCATCCCTGGTATCAAAAATACCAAGTGGCAGTTCGTACTTATCGTTAGTCACCACTGCGTAGGCCTTTCGTCTCATTTTCCCGCCCCCTCATGCGTTCAAGTTGCCGTTCTAACTTCTTGACTAAGGCATCCCTGTACTCTTCACTTTTCCCTTCTTCTTGCAACACAATTTTGCATTGCAATAGCATGATTTCTACATCAGCAACTTCCTCTAAAAAGTTATTGCTTGCTTTATTGGAACTTATGCTATCTTGATTATTCCTAAATAGTTTATTAATTGCTACGATTAGTTCGGCGCACTCCTCTTGAGTTTGCCTTAACTGTTTCTCTTTTCCGTAATGTTTATAAATTTTTAAAACCGATGTATGTTCATAGGCTTTATAATACTGTTCAATTAAAAGTTTTTTTTCGTCTATCATTTTATTTAAATTCCTTCTTTGCCTGTAGATCTGTATTCATTTCATCTATTTGTGCATGGAGTTCTTGAATGGAAGCAAACTCTTCATTCGACATACTATATAAGTCAGCGGCGAAATAGCCCACGTCATGCTTAATCCACGTATGGTCTGGTTTATAATATTCAAAGCCGTTTCTCTTGAGCCATTCTCGGCGTTTCTCTATCTTTTTATTCCTCATTGTCAAAGTCTCCCTTGTTAAACTTGCGGATTATTTCATGCAGAGCATGGGCTCTACCAAGCTCATAATAATACTCAGCACTATCAGCATGGACACTGATTGAATTCATATGAGCTTCACGGTCATGTTTAATTAAAAATTTCTTTAGTTTTTCTCGGTCAATCATTCACACTCAACTCCTTCCCTTCCGCAAATAGATTCATTTCCAGTGTGCAACTTGGACTAAGGTAAATCGTTTCCTCACTACTGCCACCTGCTGACGTTGCAACATGCTAACTATCCAATCTGCTAAACGCCACTTTGCACCCGGCCACCTTAAAATTGGTTCCGGCATTTCAATGCCCCTTTTCATATTTATCTTCCAACTTTTATACAACTTGTTCTGCTACTTTTAATGCAATCGTACGAATTAATTCATTGATGAGAATTGATTGATTACCACCATATTTAAGCTCAACGTTAGTAACTAATTTCCCAATTTCAATCTCTGAGAGACTCATGCGTATATCCGAAAGATACTTACGCACCATCTCAAACTTTTCTTCGTTATCAAGAACCTTCACTTCATGTTTTAATGAAAATCTGCGAAGTAGAGCCTCATCTATTCTGTCTTTTCTATTAGTAGCTCCTATTACGATGATATCGTTGGTAAGTTTGTCGAACTCTTGCATCATAGTGATAGTTATACGTGCCATTTCTCCGTCAACATTGCTTGAAGCCGAAGATGAACGTCTTATGCTGATACAATCTATTTCATCCAACATAAGCACACACGGATTAGATATTGCATATGCAAACGCTTTGCTAATGTTTTTCGATGTATTTCCCATATACGAATCAACCAAGTTAGAAAAATTCAAATAACAAAACGAAAGCCCCATTTTATACGCAATATATCTCCCAAAAGTAGTTTTCCCGGTGCCGCTTTCTCCGTATAAAAGAGTTGAATTTAAATAAGGGATGCTCATTTCCATCAACTTTTCACTAACCTTTTTCATACGGATTATATTCTCAAAAACTTTCTTCTCTCGAACAGAAAGAAAATATCTACCTTCTTTAAATGAATTTGAAACATCTTCTACGCATAGAATATTTTTCAAATCGTAAGGCAGTTCCATCATGTTGCTTCCTGACGATTCTAAAATGTTTTTATACTTAGTACAAAAACATTTGTTTTTAGTAGTAGTATCTTCGGTAATGCAAGCAATGGCACATTTTTTAGCCGACATAATGTCATTTTGCGATACTGATTGAATTAATCTTTTTTGGTTTTCTGATAATCCCACGTTAAAATCTCCTCACTTTTATATGGCAATATCCCTAAGTCTCATATTTTTTTTAATGTCCTTACCAACCTCAATAGAGCTGAGCTTAGCCAACTGATATATTCTGCTGCCTACGGCTTCATCACAAGCAACAATATCTTTTAAAAATAATTCGCTGCTAATTATTGTCGCAAGCTTCTTGTTATACCTGTAATTAAGAATTTCAAAAGCCACGTTAATATCGGCAGCAGTCGGCCTCTTCCCACGTTCAACCTTGAAAAAATCATCCACATATAGGATTGGGACTTCCTTCAAAGGCTCTATCAAAGCCGTGTATTCCTGCTCGCTATTTACGCAAGCCTTAATCTTTACAACCTCATCACGCCACAGCATGTATTTGCCTTGTAAGTTCGTCTTCTTAATCAGCTCCACAAATACTCCTGAGCACAATAAAGTCTTGCCACAGCCTACCTGTCCGCCCACATAAAGCCATTTTTTATTATGGTCTGCTATGTAGTTTTTTGCTGTTAAAAGCATTCTCTTTTGCCAAGGCTCAGAAGGAACAAAATCTGTAAGTCTAATATCACAATCCACACCGCTTTCGGACATTTGCCTTAATGACCTGCGAACAGCTTGACAACCACACTCTTGTACAGCGATTGAATATCTTCCGTTACCGCTATCAACCACCACACAGTTCCACCCTCTGTTCTTGCAGATGTGACAGTCATAACCTTTTAGGTCACCATTGCAACTGTTAAACTTTTCAGCCTCGTATTTAGCTGTCTCAGCACTATTAAACCCTTGTGATGTGCGACATAATCCCGGTAAATTCATTCTCCCCACTTTGCTCAGTAATACCGCTAGCTTTGTCATGAACAACCTCGTCTTTCCAACGCTCACCGTTTAAGTAACTAGCAGGGTTGGGAAGAAAGCCATCTTTCCACCCTCTTGTGCGTTTCATGTATTCAATATTTTTCAAAATTTCTTGTAATAACTCATCAGTCATTTTAAGTTTTTTAAAGGCCTTTACTGCTGCAATCCTAGCCACTCTCTTGGGATACGCTTCCCAGAAAGTATTAAAATTAACGTCGTCCTGTGTCGTGGAATGGTTACTTACCTGCTTGCTTGCAGGTTCAGATCCTTGGGCCGTTTCAACCGGTAGGTTCTCGGCAGGAAAATCGTTGACTGATATGTTTTTATTATTTAACTCTATATCTTTAATCTCTATACTCTGGTGGAGATTTGTCGGTACATTTTGCGGACATTCGTCGGACATTTGTCCCACTGTTTGACCTAACATCAACTTCTTTTCTTCTTGTATCTTGCTCCTATAAACTCTCTTTCTATCTGCCTCAGTGCTACTTTCGCCAATAAAACTTTGAATGTCCGCCATGTACATAGCACCATTATCCAAAATCTCAATTAGGCCTAACTCCTCGAATATCTTCAAAGACTTTTCCACCACACCAACGCTCACCCTAGCAACGTTTGCTATCATTTGTGGACTATAAGGAATTCTATTATTCAGCATTAATTTGCCATTGCTCTTTAAACTTCGTAAATAAAGTTTAAGTAGAATATTTGAATATATATATCCGTCCGGCATACTCTCCAACAAAATCATTGGATCTGAATCAAAGAAACCTTCTTTAAGCTTTAGATAATAATAATGTTTTTTATCGCTCATGTTATTCCCCCTATGCCAAAGAAACAGGGCAACCGGTTGCGGCTATTACTTCACGTTTGAACCGTTCACCGTCACCGTTATTTTTTGACAAATGTATAAGTATTATTTCATCTACATTAGACAGGTCATTAGAGCGCAAAAACCTCATGCAATTTTCTAAATTCATGTGGCTTTTTAATATTCTGTTCTTTCGCTTGCTATCAACTACGCCCCTGTCAATCATTTCGTTTAAAACGTCCATAGCGTAGTTGCACTCGATCATAATGTGAGTCAAACCTCGAAAACGGTATGGGATGTAATATGTATCCGTTGCAAAGAGCAGCTTCTCTCTTGTAACACGATTAAAAATAAGAAAAGATAACGGCTCCTCAGCATCATGCAGTGCCTCAAAAGGCAGTACCGTCCAATCTCCTATATCGAATTTCTGCAAAGCTTTTATTATATGCAATCTTCCTACACTAATACCCTTGTCAAAAATTCCTAAAGCCTCGGCCGTTCCTTTAGAGCAATAACAATCTACGCCCCAGTCCATGACCTCTAAAATCGCTTTAGCATGGTCTTTATGCTCGTGTGTTATCAAACACCCAAGCGTACTGCTTAAACTAAATTTCAAGGCTTTTACAATCTCTTTAATTGGTATTCCGCACTCTAGTAATAGTGGTGAATTGTTATTAGCAGTTATCCGGTAGCAATTACCACTGCTACCGGACGCTATTGTCTTAATTTCCATAATTAAAAATCCATCTTTGGTTCTTTAACCCTAACCGCTACTGCTTCCCCTTGTGCAATACTTACTCCCTGTACTTGGGGCATGCTAGGTTGCTGCTCAATTTTCTTTGGCTCTTCCTTCTTTGGCTCTTCTGGAATAATATCAATAACAGGGCCATTTTCATGATCATTTACAGCTTCAGTAAGTTCTAACTCCGCTCCCTCATTCTCATAACTCACTAAAGCCCTATAATTATCATCAATCTTTTTGGGATCAATGAGCACGCCTTTACAACCGTTTATGATTACTGTCTTTAACGCCATTTCATCCGGCCATTTATCCCAAAAAACTTTTGAGGTCGCACAAGCCTTTCGTTTATTAATCTGTTCCATATTCATGTAAGTTAACGTATTCTTGGTTTTATTACCATACGCTATATAACAGAACCCACCAACAACCGCCCCTCTATCAAAAGGACTGGTTATTTCAAATTCATAACTGTCATATTCATGCGCAGAGTCTTTTTTATGTACAGTGAATTTGTCATTTGCGTGTATCAAGTCCTTAGCTATATCTTCAATAACATCATAGGCATACTTTCTTACCTTTATTTCATAACCCGTATACCCTTCTTGAAATGTTAAAGTGTATTTTTTGTAATTACTGTTCCAACGTGGGATAGCTGATAAATGATTGGGAATATTCATATCAAGCCCGATTTTAGAATAAACGACTATTTTTTGAGCTAATATCTCATCTATAACCACGTTGTTCCACGTGAATGATGCTTGATCCGTTTTTCCGTCTTTGATTCTTTTTGCTTCCGCAGTCGCTAAGGCATTATTACACCCCATAAAATAACCCTGTATAATACCTCGTTGAGCCTCAGTAGTCTTAAATTCCCCTATATTACTTGTAAACTGTTTCATAACTATATTCGTAAACCGCTCAGCAACGGTTTCATTTTTTCTAGTATCTTTACTTGTGTCTGCCATAATCTTTCTCTCCTTTATGTCTTCTAAAATTTTTACCCTACTCGCTTACAATAACAATCATCACAACTTGCGTTCATTGCATCAAACTCTTCTAACATTCTTGCTCTTTCCTCAGCTTTTTTCTGTTCAAACTCTAAAACGTGTTGACTATGAGCATCCTCTAGGCTTAACTCTTTGTCTACTTCACTAACTACCAATTTAATGACCTGCGCATTAGGCACCTCTATAAACTGCGTTACCGACTCAGCATTGTCTATCATTACAGGTGCGCTAAACCCATAAAAATCAATCAAAGTATTAATAATATCTAAGCCAACATTTATCCGTGCCGCATTGTTTAAATCACAGTAAGGTACACCGTTAAGCATTACCTCACAGCACTCCTCAATACCATCGTTTGAAACATTTTCTTTAAACATAACGAACCGTGCAAGCTTAAATTTGCTAGATACACGCTCGTTTACCAACTGAGTCTTTACTCGTGTAAATTGATCCACCAAATAAATATTGCTCTGCAGACCCTCATACATTTTCATAGTTTCTTTTTGCTCTTTCAGTAAATCAGCAATGCGCTTTTTTGCAGCTTGATTTTTACTAAGAATGGCACGCATTTTTTCGCGTTCATCAATTTTAAGCTGCACCTCATCTCGTGCCTTAACCAGTAAAGCAAGAGCTTCTTCCATGTTTTTATCCGGTTCTTTCAGCTTATCTTCTAGTAAAGAAATTTTCTCAGACATTGAAATTAAGCTATCAGTTAAAACTGGTTCTTGTGGAAGTGCTTTTAAAGATGCCTCGGCGATTTCTAATTTGCTATCAATTTCAGATAGCTCTCTTTTTTTTGACTCAAGCTCCTTTTCATGTCTTTCAATGCTAGCCAAATGGCCTTCTTTCACTACATTATTGGCGTGCCCTTTATCCCTTAGCTTAGTGAGCATATAAGCTCGTTCAGTATTAAATTTAGCCTCTAATTCTGCTAACTTAGCTTTTGCGTTCTCTACTTCTCCGACAGGTAAAGATTGCCCACATACAGGACAAACCGTTTCCACTTCGCCACGTATAAATTGCTTTTCTTTTTCCTCGTTAAACTGTTTGGCTAATTCATCACGTGTCGCAGTACATTCCGCAATTAGTTTTTTCTCATAAGCAATCGTATTCTCAATGCTGCGTTTTTCCCTATCAACATCACTTTCTAGATTTTTTATTGCCTGAATATCGCTGTAGGCCTTGCTTCTTAAATCAAGTAGTTGGTTGGACAAAACTTGTTTATCACTAAAAAACTTAGCCTTTAACTCACTAACCTCAATTGCTAATTGCTGCTTTTGTCCATTAGCCTTTAGATTAGCTATCTTGTCATTTTTAGCAGTAAGTTCCGCCCTCAATTTCCCTATATCACTATTAACTATCTCGGCCGTCATGGTCCCTTCGTCAACAATAGAACGGTTGCACTCATCAATTCTTGTAGGGAAACTCTTGATTTTTTTATCTAACTCCAAAGCTTGGTATTTCCAAGTCTTTTTAGCACTGTCAACGCTTTTATCGTTTAGAAGTTTAGCTAAACCGGCTAACTCCTCACTGCTATTAATAACTTCCTCATCTGAAACCTCACCGCAGGTTTTAGTAATAATGCTTCTCCGTTCCTGCCATTTCAACTTCTCACTAAACCAAGTAGGATCAGTTAATAACCTAAAAACATCTTCGTCTGTCAAACTACTGATATATTTCTTGTATTTTGTTATAGGCATAGGCTCTTGATTGATAAAACAATCTGTGGTATTACCGGTACATATTTCATTAAGCATACCTTTAGGCCTAGTCCATGTTTCGTGGTAAACTTTTTTAAGTACCACAGTCTTACCGTTAACTTCAAAAGTGCCTTCTACTTCATGTCCTACTCTTTCTATTTCCTTTCCATCAACACGAGTCTTAATGCCAAAATCTTGCTTATTTTCACTATTTTTGCCAAATAGCAGCCAGTGCATAGCATCTTTTATTGTCGTTTTTCCAGTGGCATTATCCCCATAAATACTCACATTATTACCATCAATCTTCAGGGAAAACGACTTTATACCCTTAAAATAGATTAAGTTCATCCCTATTAAACGCATTTTAATTGGCCCCCTTGTCTACAACTGCACCAAACATGGTTCTTAATTGCCGTGCGATTTTTATTTTTTTTAGGTTATTTGCTACTTGATTAAGAAAACTATCTGCGTCAAACTTTTCAGGAGATGCTTTTTCCATATGCTCCAAAATTCTCAAAATACCAAAACCAATATTACTGGTACTTCCTGCAATCATAGTAACTTCAGGATTACTATCTTCACATTCCATATAAAAGACGATTGTTTTAGCCTTATATTTATCAACGATTGCGCCTAGCTCAGCTTCCATAGTTTTTATAGTTTCTGTTCTTTGTGCTTTCTCAATATTTTCCATTGTTTTTAGCTCCTTTAATTTTTAATTATTAATTTTTGCCCAGGTTGGATAAACTTTTTACAATTTAATTCATTATCTTTGTTGATATAGTAAATAAGTTCCCTTGTGTCTTGGTCATTGCGCTGATACTTACTAGCGATATCCCACAATGTCTCACCACACCTTACGGTATGAGTAGTTACATATTTTCTATCTCTATCATCAGCATTTGTACTGCGAATAACGCTAAACAAAGCTACTAAACAAAGTGCTATTCCTAAAAACCTCTTCATACCCTCACCCCTTTTTAAAGAGCTACCTCTGTTTTATCCGTTTTTTCTTCATTACAATTTTTCATATTGTAGCTAAATATTCTTGATGCCAAGGCTTGGTTTAATTGGTCTTGGCTCATTTTTCCATCGAAGTGAATCGTTACTGTATAATCTTCTTTGGAACGTTCCATTATTGCTTTCGCCCTCTTTTCTTGGCTTTAATAATGTGTTACAATGAAAATGTGCTAAATATTTCTTTGGTGGAAGTCATTTACACACATAAACCGTTCGTGTGCCAACACGTGCGGTTCTTTTTTTATGTCCTCTTACAGCTACGGCCATGCAAGCCCCGATGATTAATTTCATCTTCACGCAAATATCACCGAACAAAGCTTCTTCTTGTTGGTCAATGCAATCATCATCAGCTATTTCAAGCAATTTATTAACTGTGCTTGAAAACACGTTAGACACTAGCAAGGCATTAATTGCACAAGCTGCGATCCCTCTTTCACAATCAACATCAGGCAAAAGCCTTTTTCCTACTACGCTATTTCGCAAATGTTTGTATCCTAGCCATTCGGCATGGTACAAATCCATCATGCCATTCGCAATATCGTCAGGAACTTTACGCCTGCCCGATTCATACTCCCTCAGTGTTGCAGAGTCTACTCCCAACTCCTCAGCCGCCGTTAATTGTGACAAATCGCTTAAAACTCGTGCGGTTAAATAACAATTTCGTGGGCCTTTCCTCATGCGCTCACTCTCCTTTCATGAGATAATTAAGCTATAAAACAAGACCTTTCTTTTGCGCCCTTTCCCATATGCTATAATTTGGTTAAGAAGGGGGGTGATTATATGGATTCTAATATTGCCCAATTATCAAGCTTTGTCGTTCCTGTCATATCCATACTTTTTAGTTATTACCTTGGTGTTATAAGTCAAAAGAAAGGATTTTCAAGAAAAATCCAGAAAGAACGATATGTGAAAGCATATGTACCTTATATTACACGGCTATACAAAGGTTTTGCTTTTGACCAACTCAATAAAAATTCTTTAGAAAAATTTGACTACCGAACTATTTTCTTCGAATTAATAAATGACAATCTTCAGTATTGGGGAAATAATACACTGTCTATTTATCATGATTTTTATGTCGGTTATCTGGATATGCTTGAACATATGGACGGGAATGAAGATTTTGTTGCTGCCCCTGATGAGTTTCATTTTGTTATGAACAAAATAACCCTATCAATCTTAGAAGAAGCAACCAAATTAGAAGATGAACTGTCATTGCCAAGACTAACAGGACAACTTTTAACAAACTATCGCGAATCAATGAGTGAACTGCGCAAATCAAGACCGCAGTAATGGAAAGATATATGACGTATTCTGTCTGCATATTCATTACGCCCCTATATACCCTTCCCTATGTCTTCCATGATGATTACTTCAAAAGGAATATGCGTTTCTGTGCTTAAAATCTCTACACTTACGCCTGTGATTATTGCCGTAGTCATGGGCGTACAATGTTTTCTAATATACTCAACTAAAGGTCGAGCAGCCTTTTCTAGCTCTTTAGTTTCCTGCACAGTGCTCATTTCTCCTCAACTCCTTTTTTGCTCACTTTTAATCTCTCCTCAGCATTAGGCGGTGTCTTTGCACAGCAACTCATCAACTGTACATTTCAATATTTTTGCTAATGCCGGTAGCTTATCTGCTCTTGGGAATGCGTAACCAGTTTCCCACATAGAAACAGTCGATTGAGCAACTCCTAACATTCCTGCTAAATCCTCTTGTTTTAGGCAGTTTTTTTCACGTAACTCTTTTAGCTTATTCATTTTGGCACCACCCTTCTTACCCATTTTTATCAACTACAATGATATATTATATCAATATGATTGATAAGTCAAGCCTTTTATCAATATTTCATCAAAATAAATTAATAATTATTGATTATTATGTTTCATATCAATATAATTGATATGAAGCACTGTGATATAAAAGGAGTTATGCTTTATGCGACTTAAAGAATTGAGAAAAAACAATAGGCTCACCCAAGCTGAAATAGCTAAAATAATTGGAGTAAACCAAAATACTTATTCATATTGGGAGAACGAAAAAACAAAAATAGACAATGCTACGCTCGCTAAACTGGCAGATTACTTCAATGTCACAATAGATTATTTGCTAGGACGTGACGAAAATGCAAAAAACAATCCTGCCAACCAGAAGGGCATAAAAATCCCTGTTCTCGGCCGTGTAGTCGCCGGCATACCACTTGAAGCTATCGAAAACATAGAAGGATATGAAGAAATATCCCCTGCTATGGCAGTTCGAGGCGAATTTTTCGCTCTACGAGTAAAAGGCAAGTCTATGGAACCCTACTTGCTTGAAAATGACACCGTTATAGTTAAAAAACAAAATGACGTTGAAAACAATGCAATCGCCATTATCCTTGTCAACGGTGATGAAGCTACTGTAAAAAAAATCAGAAAACAAGAGACTGGTATAACTTTAATAGGCTTAAACACTTCCGTTTATGAACCTCACTTCTATACCAATGCAGAAGTCCTCTCTCTGCCTATCGTTATCGTTGGTCGTGTTGTTGAGATAAGGCGTGCTTTACCGTAATAAGTATGTTTAAAAACAAAAAAATATAGCCATTCATAATTGAATGACCATGCTTTGAATAAAACTATTAAATTGAGGCGATACTATTATGAAAAAAGTCGTATTTTTATGCTTACTTTTACTTCTCACTTTTGGCAACACTGCAACAGCTGCCAATTGGCAATATGGCATTACCACCGATAATGGCACATATATATTTTTTGATGGAGACACTATTAATATTAATCAAAATGGATGTCTTGACGTATGGGTAAATTGTATATTTTCAAAAACTAAAAATCCTAATAGGGAAAATCAGATTATCCATCAAGAATACGACGTAGTAGTAAGAAAATTTAGGTTGCTTAATATTTATACGTATGATAAAAATGGAAATCAGATTAATAAAAATACTGGTGCGACAAAATGGGTTGAAATTGTACCTGGAAGCTATGCTGAAACATTATACAAAACAATATCCCGTTATTACATAGATAAGACAAAGCGTGAAACTCAAACCCTTTAGTACGTTTCGCCTTTCCAAATAGAACTGTTCAGCGTAAATCAAGAAAAGAGATGTCCTAATGAAAAAAATTCTAGTTTTAGCATTATTTGCAACCATGGCAATTAGCAGTATCTGCTTTGCCGACACTTACGTTAATGGCTACCACCGCAGTGACGGAACATATGTTCAAGGGTACCATAGATCTGATCCGAACGGTACCACAGCAGATAATTACAGTCACCAAGGAAACGTTAACCCTTACACTGGTCAAAGAGGCCATCGCAACAACTAATAAATAGACTTACGCTGAGCATCTATATAATAATCGTGCAACTAAAACATTTTATAATGAATAACTAAAAATATTTTCGAAGTCTTAATTTTTATGATTGATAAGCTTTTATAGTTTTAACTTTTTGTTAAAATATTGAGAAATATGGACATATGTGGACATATGTGGACATATGTGGACATATATGGGCATTTTTCACTGTTTTTAGTCATTTTTAGACTTTGCAAATTTATAATACAAATGGTACTATTTTATCAGAGAGATCTGGGAATGAGGAAACTCACACCCCCAGGCCAACGATAACCGCTGTACCTAAATTAGGTATGGCGGTTATTCGTCTTTTAGAGAGGAAATATATGTCAGAGAAAATATTTAGAACATATGATGAACAAATAGATACTCTAATTCACAGAGGTATAGTGATAGATAACAGGCAATGTGTAATTAACATCTTAAAAGAAGAAAATTATTATAGCGTAATTAACGGCTATAAAGATTTATTTCTTATGCCAAAAACTCCAGGGAATTCAGATGATTGCTATAAACCTGGCACCAATTTTTACGAAATAATAGAATTGTACAATTTTGATCGACATCTTAGAGAGATTTTATTGCTAGAATTACTGAGAGTGGAAAAGTATATAAAAACTACAATTACATATATTTTTTCTAGCCACTATGGTTACGATAATCACAAATATCTAACCACAAATTCTTTTAATACAAGCAACAGCGCAAATAAAGCAAAAGCAGAAAAATTAATATCAGAGTTAAATGACAAAATTGCCAAATATTCAACAACGCATAAAGCTATTAGTTATTATTGTAATACTCATCATTATGTTCCTTTGTGGGTATTGTCAACAATAATGAGTTTCGGAACCATGAATTTTTTCTTTTCAAGATTAACCCTTTCAGATAAAACTGAAATTGCAAATGAATTTAGAATGACCCCTAAGTCATTCGAATCAGTATTGTCAATTTTATGTGGTTTTAGAAACAAATGTGCTCATGGAGAAAGAATTTATTCTTATAAAAAAGATGTTTTGCGTTCAAAATATATTCCAATACTTCCTTACCACGCTACGCTTGGCATATCTGATGAGAGCAAAGAACATTATGGCAGGGAAGATTTACTCGCGCTATTAATAGTTTTAAAATATTTTGTATCTCACAAACATTACCCGCTTTTAATTGCTCAAATTGATAGTCAAATTACTAAGCTAGATTCAAAGCTACACACAATAAGTATCTCAGAAGTAAAAAAAATAATGGGTCTTGTGCCAAATTGGACAGACTTAAAACATATAAAATAGATTAAAAATAACTATATACATACTAACCTTAAACCCCGTAAGTTGATCTTTAGTATAATAATTATTTTTTTACAAGAAGGTTGAAAATAATGGCTACATTATCAAAAAAAGATTCTATTTTGGATGAATATATGGCTCAAGGCAAAGAGCTAGGAATGATGGAACTTTATGAAATTACCAAAGATACAATTAAGCAAGGCGGTAAAATGAAGATACTATTGAACGATACTACCAACTCATCAGTCACACTCACCACTCTGGAAGAAGCTAAAAAGTTTTTTGAGCAGTATTGGATGTGAAAACGGATGTTTCGCACACTATCTTTGGGGCATGCGAATTCTCGCAACCTAAACTATCCCCTGCATCTACTTGATGTAGGGCTTTTTCATAATAAGTTAACGGTTTATAGTCAAAAAAAATCGCAAAAGTTAGACTAAGATGTTTTATAGTCAAGCAAAACCGCAAATATTTGACTACTGAAACTTAAATACCAAAAATACGAGGAGTAGTACAATGAGAGCAGCCATATACGCAAGATATTCAAGCGATAAACAAAGAGAAGAAAGCATAGATGCACAATTTATGATAACTCGTAATTATTGTGCCAATAAGGGTTACACCGTTGTTAGGGAATACGCTGATGAAGCAATATCTGGCAAAAGCACTGTTAAAAGAGTGCAATACAAAGCCATGCTTGCTGATGCTAAAAAGGACATATTCGACGTTATCGTCTTTCATAAAATTGACAGAAATTCAAGAAATGAACTTGATTATTACATTACCAAAGACCTTCTAAACCGTACCGGCATAAAATATGAATACGCAGCACAAAACATAGATAGTTCCCCTTCAGGGCAACTTGTCGAAGGCGTATTGGTTGCCTGTGCCGCCAATTACTTACGTAACTTAGCTGAAGAAACAAAAAAGGGTTTAAACCTAAATGCCCATAAGGCTCAATTTAACGGTGGAACTCCCCCTCTCGGCTATAATGTTGATGAAGAAAAACATTATGTTATAAACGAACTTGAAGCTAATATCGTCAAAATCATTTTCGATAGATTTTACCGTGGCGTTGGCTACAACCAAATTATTGCAGAATTAAACGAACGTGGTTATAAAACAAAAAGAGGAAGTACTTTCGGTAAAAACTCCCTATATGACCTTTTACGTAATGAGAAATATATTGGCACCTATTCTTACAATAAAACGCTCAAAAGCTACGGTGGCAAGCGTAACACACATAAAAATACCCCTTCAGCTCAACTAATTGTTAAGGAAAATGCTATACCGGCTATAATAGACAAACACATTTTTGAGAAGGTGCAGGAAATTATGAATTTTAGATCTAGAACAAAGGCAAGTTCAAAAGCTATACACCCATATTTGTTATCAGGATTATTATCTTGTGGCGAATGTGGTAGCTCCATGACCGGCCATAGACACTCCGCACGTGGCAAATATTACTATTACTATGTATGCAGCAGTAAAGAACGCAAACTACAATGCACATCTAAACAAATTAGATGCGAAGTATTAGAGGGTATAGTTATAAATAAAATTATTGAATCTGTATTTGGTTCCTCTGATAAAAATAAAATTAAACAACTGTTAATAGAAGAACAAAAAAAGGCTGATGCCGCAGACAAAAGCAACCTGAATGCTCTTATAAATAGGCGTAGAGGTGCCGAAGTTCGCCTGGATAATCTATACAACATTATAGAACTAGGAAATGCTGACAACAGAGATTTAAAACGTTTTAACTCACTTAAAGAGGAATTGAATATACTGGACTCAGATATAGAAAAAGAGAGGGAAAGTGTCGAATTGACACCCCCCTCTTTTGAAGAAATCATGAAAAGTTTGGAAATATACAAAGATGTTCTTGCAAACAAAAAAGACACGCAAGAGCTGCGTGCCTTCTTAACAACATTCGTTCAATCAATAATTGTATCTGAAACTAAAGTAGAGATACACATGAATTTCAACAGTGTTGTCGGTTTTGTGGTGCCGAAGGCCGGACTCGAACCGGCACGCTTGTAGGCGCTTGATTTTGAGTCAAGTGCGTCTGCCAATTCCGCCACTTCGGCATG